CGTGGTGGAGCTCCCTTATGCCAACCCGTTCGGAACATTGATCGAAGCGAGGATAACGAATCCATGAGCGTGACATTCGACAGCGCTGCAACAATCGCTCATGTGAGAGCTGTCATCGCACGAATGCACGATCTTGTTCCACTGTACGACGTCGTGGGCGCTTACGCAGCGAACAAGATTCGTGACAGAATCCAGAACACGAAGAAGTCTCCTGAGGGGGACCCGTGGGCTCCTTGGAAGCCCTTCACCGAGGTATCGCGTCAGTACAGTGGAAACATGGGGCAGGGCCTGTTGTGGGACACGGGTGACCTCCTGAACTCGATCAGGTTCGACGTTGATGGGAACTTCGGCGTTGAGATCGGAACCGACGTGCATTACGCTGTCGACTTGCATGAAGGCATCGCAGGAAAGCAAGAAGCTCGTCCTTTGGTTGGATGGGCAAGAGAGGACTACGCTGTTGTATTAAGTGCAGCGACGTCTTATTTCAACAGCGGAATAACAGGACACCACTGATATGAGCGATAAGCGACTCGTGCGGGTAACCAAGCCCCACACAGAAAATGGAGTGACGACCTACCCCGGCGGCGAAGTCCTCCTGGACAAAGAAGACGCTGAGTGGCTCTGCAACTCGGTTGTTGCTGAACGCGTTGAGATTGCGAACGCTGCTGCCAAGGTTCCGGGCACCCCTGAATTCGAGTTGAAGAAGAATGGTAAGAACGCAGCTTGAGACTCTGTACTCCCTGATCTCGGGAGTAACAGAACTGGCGACGTCAACCGGCACTTCGGTAGGCGGCCAGCTCCCTGACCCAACGGTTGTCGAGGGTCCAGTGCCTGCTGCCTGGATTGTGTATGCTGGAAGAGCTCCGATTGAGACCAGCCGGAACGGGGTTGTCGCGCAGAGCACTCCGTGCAAGAACCTTTTCGTTGTGATGGTGTATCTAGATAACTCGCAGGGCCAAGATAACTTGTTGTCAGTCCAGATCCCGATTCTTGAGAAAGTCGTGAAAGCCGTGGCGGGGAAAGAAGTACCAAACGAAGCCAGCTACCGATTCTCTTTCGAGGGGGAACGCCTTGCTTCAATTAACCCGAAACGGTTATCATACGAGATGCGATTCAGCATCACATCTCACCTTTAAGGAGATAAAGCATGTCTGATGTATCTTATTTTTCGGGTCAGGGTAAGGTTTTCCTTGCAACCCGTCTTCCGGGTGGCGCGATCAACGGGGGCTTCAAGTTCCTCGGCGACTGCGACGCGCTCACGATCAACGCTTCCCAGAAGCACGACGACATCGAGGAAAGCATGTCGGGCAACCGACTTGTTGCTGCGCACATCCCGATCGGCTCGACGCTCAGCCTCAAGATCAACGCTCTCCAGTGGACCTCGAACAACCTGTCCTTGGCGACGTATGGTTCGTACTCTGGTGTCGTGCCTGGCGGCACTGTTACGAACGAGATCCAGAAGGGCTACAATGATTCACTGATGCCCCTCGGACAACCGCAGGTTTCGGCCGTCGTCGGCAAGCTCGCTGGCGTAACGGGGACCCTGGCGTCCATCGCTGTTCTGACCCCCGGCTCGGGTTACACGCCTGGCCTGCTGGCTCTGACGCTCGCTGGCTCGCCGGGTACTGGCGCAACGGGCTACGCTTACGTCGGCGCCGACGGTACCCTAAAGGGCGCTTTCGTCACTGCTGCGGGCTCGGGCTACGTGTCCCCGACTGCAACGGTCACGACGCCGGGCTCCGGCACAGGTGCAACTTTCCAGGTCAATATGGGCGCTGCGTCGCTCGTACTCGACACGGACTACACTGTTAATCCGGCGACTGGATCGATCAACGTTCTCGCAGCCTCGAAGCTTGTTCCGCCGCAGCCCACGCAGTCGCAAGCCGGCACGACCCAGACCGTGACGCCGGTCAGCACGACCTGGAACTACACGTATGGCTCCTACACGGGCCGCGTCGATGGTTTCACTTCGACTGTGTCGGAAGTTGCGCTTCGCTTCGAAGGCCTGAACATGGCCGACGGCGGCAACCCCGTTATTGTCACCGCGTACCGCTGCACGCTCGACATCGCCAAGACCTTGGCTCTGATCGAAGCGAAGCATGGTACTCTCGAGTTCGGCGGCATGCTCCTCCCGGATACCACCCTGGGCATTGGTGCTGGCCCGAGTGCCGGCTTGTCGCAGTGGTTCAACATCGTCAAGGTGTAATCAATCATGTCAAACGATACAGGTGATATCCAGAGTTTGTTCCCGAATCGCGAGATCGTGGTGGGGGGCGAGACTATCGTCCTTCGCCCGTTCTACTTCGGCGAATTGCCCGTTGTAATCCGTCTTGTTCAGCCCGTCATTGCAGCGACGGGTTTGTCCAGGATGCTTCGCGCAGTACGGGGTCCGGACGGGAGGTTCGAGATCAAAATGGACGTTCCCGAGAATGTTCTTGACATTTTCGCCGACCTTTTGCTCGAAGCTACTGAGCCGGTCATCGAGTTGATTTCGTACGCGATCAAGAAAGATCGTGCATGGTTCAACACGATTCAGTCGGACGAGGGGATTGATCTCACGACTGCGTGGTTCGAGGTGAATCGCGATTTTTTCGTCCAGAGAGTGCTTCCGAGGATTGCGAAGATGCACTCGGCTGGTACGACATCCTCACCATCCTCATTGGAGCCGGCCACCGGCGAAGCGACATCGACTGTTACACCCTAGCTCAGATAACGGGCTTTCTCGGAGGAATAAACCGCCTGGAAAAGAGAAATGGGAAAAAGTCGTGTGAATTGACTCGCCTCAGTGTTTGGGGAGCCGATGATACCTTCAAGCAGTTCTTAAAGGAAAAGTAACATGAGCGATTTGACGTTGAAGATGGTGATGTCGCTGGTTGATACAGCGAGTCCGACTTTGACGTCTTTCGTCGCCTTGGTGGAATCGCTAGGCCCGAAAGTAACGGGTCTAGCGAACCGCTTTACAACTCTTGAGCGGAACATCGCCAAAGTTGGAACAGCGTCAGAAACAAACGCCTCAAAGATAGAAAAGGTCGATAAGTCATTCTCTGGCCTAGACTCCACTGTGAAGTCAGTCGAGAGCATCCTGGGCACCCTGCCTAAGGTTCTCTCAACTGTTGTTGCAGCGCTTGACACTGTATCGAGAGCGGCTGTTCAGAGCGCAACCGATATGGGCATGTTGAGTTCAGCTTCCCGGAGTGTCTCAGGGAGTGTCGCAGGTGCGACTGGCAGTCTCCAGAGTATGGGGAACGTCGTAAATGGCGTTACGAAGCAGGTAACGACCCTGCATGGTGTGATGGAGGGCCTTGCCGCACAGTGGGCGTCCATGAAGATCTTCCAGGCGGGTGAGGCTTCCGTAAATGAGGCTTCCGAGTTCCAGCTCGCCCAGCGTAAGATCGCAGCCCTCAATTTCCCTGTTGCACAGAATGCAGAGATCGAGAAGGATGCTGCTTCCCTGTCGAAGCGTCTCGGCATCTCAGTTCGTGAGGGCCTCGAAGCGTACATGAGCGCGATCGCGGGTCTTGCTGTCACGGACTACGACGAAAGCAAAAAGGAGATCTCAGCAACCCTGGACGACGCAATTAAGACTGCCATCATCCTGCGACTGCGCGGTGATACTTCGTCCATCAAAGACATCACACGAAATCTTTATGGTTTGATCGAAGCTCGCGGACAAGTAGCTGACCCCGAAGCTGCGAAACGCACCATGGAGATCATCCAGAAGAACAATACCGCGACAGGCGGTAAGCTGACAACGAAAGACCTTGAAACCATTTCCCGTCAGATGAAAGCGGGCTACGGCGTTCAGGCCAGCGATGATGGCCTGCTTTACACCCTCGCATTCGCTAACCAGTTGAAGGCTTCTGGTTCTGGTGGCGGCGGTGGCGGTATGGGTGTGTCGCAAGCGGGTACCGCGACGACTCAGGTCTACAAGTGGGCAACCGCGGGTATCATCAACAAGGAGTCCATCCGTGCTCTTGAAGCAATGGGTCTTGTTGATCGCGGAGTCGCCAAAGGCGATAGCTCGACAACTGACGACAACATCCCGCCGGGTGCTATAAAAGGCAGCGACAAAGCTATCTCGAATCCAATCGGATTCCTGATGGACATGGCGCCGTACGCTCTGGCACTTGCAATGAAGAACAAGGAAATGTTCTTTGGCGACAAGAGCACGGATGACCCTACTGCCATAAACGAAGCCCTTGCCAAAGTAGCCTTGATCCTGTTCAAGAACGTCAATCAAGCGAACATGGCAGTTCAAGCGTGGGTCCCAGGCTCTGCTGCCCGTATGGTCCACGAAGTTGAGCAAACGAAGAATTCAAAGCCGACAGACGCTGCATTGAAAGATGTCGATGATACGTATCAACGGAACATCGAGAAATTCGACGCAGCGGTAAAGACCTTCCAAGTTACTGTTGGTACGAACCTGCTCCCGATCCTTACTCCAGTGATCGAGGGGCTAACGTCGTTCCTGGGCTTCCTTGGCGAGATTGCTAACGCAAATCCAACAGCAACGACCCTCACTTCGATCGCTCTTGCGATTGGCGCTGTCGGAATGTCCCTTTTCGCTCTACAAAAGATGTTTGGGGTGTTCTCAATACTGACGGGGCTGCTTGGCGGGTTTAGGGGTGCCGCTACTGCTACCGGGGCAGCAACCGCAGGGGCGTCAGCCGCTGTTACGGGTTTCGGGGGCGTACTAAATAGCCTTGTAGGCTGGCTGGGTACAGCGCTCAAGTGGCTCGGCCGTGGTCTTGGCATCGTTGGCGCTTTGATTCTCCTGTATGACGTCCTTGTGATGGTCTTTGACGTAAAGATCTGGGGCGTTTCGATCGGCACATGGTTCGCCAGCTTCGTCGATGGTATTTTGACAGGGATGACGAACCTAAAGATCTCCATGATGGAAATCCTGGGCCTCATGACTGAGGGGGAAGCCAAGAAAGCCAAAGCCCAGAATAACGCTTCGAGGGTCGCTGCGCAGGTTGCCAACGGGATTCCGACGGGAACAACTGACAAAGAGAAAGACGATACAAACGCGCGTATAGCTCCTGTCGCTGTTGTGGCAAAGAAAGAGTACGAGAAGAAAGAAGCCGCTGAGAACGAGGGCAAGAGCAAGCACGAGGAAGAGCTTTCCCGTGAACAGAAGTTCCGCAATAAAATGATCGAAGACGCGAAAAAGCTGACTGTTGGGAAGTACGACGGAAAGAAGAAAGATGTAGGCTACAACGAAGCTGCGGGAGAAGACCAGCAGCAACAGCGCGTCGACGAATCAAAGATGCGAGGTGACCTCAAAGTTCTTGAAGCTGAGAAAAGAGCTCACCTGATGTCCGACAGCGATTACTTCGATGAAAAAGCAAAGATCATAAACACGGGGTACGACAAGATAATTGCAGGTATTGAGTCGAAGAAGTCCAAGCTCCGCGCAAACGAAGTTCAGGCTCGTCAGAGAGCTGATGCAGACATCGAAATCAAGCAGAACGAACGATCTTCGGCGCTTGAGCAGTTGGCTGCGGACAAGGAACGCGCTTCGTCAGAATACAAGCAAAGCATGTCCAAGGTCCAAGGGCTCCTGGACGAAGCGGAAGGAAAGCGCCATGAGGCTCGCCTTGAGAAGCTAAAGCAGGAGCTCATCCTTCTTCGCGAAAAAGCTGTTCTAAATGGCACCCCTGAGGATGTTGAGAACATCGACAAGGCCATTTCTATCACGGACTCGACAATCGCATTCGAGGGTGTTTATCACAGCTACGAAAAGATCAACAACAAGGTTGTCCAGCAAATTGATCTCATCAACGCAAAGGTCGCGGCTGGCCTGATGACTGAGACCGAAGCGGCTCACGCCAAGTGGGATCTTCGCCGGATGGAGGCTGTACAGCTTGAGGGGATCATCGCACAACTTGAGACGCTTGCTGAGGCAACAGGCGATGAAAAGCTTGTGCAGAAAATTGCGCTCCTGAAAATTCAAATGGGCGGCCTGTCCTCAGCCCTGTCGCCTGATGCAGTGAAACTCAAGAACATTCTTGAGGGCAGCTTTGGAAACTTCTTCACAGACATTCTGCAGAAGAACAAGTCCCTTAAAGACTCGTTCCGTGACTTGTTCTCGAGTCTTGAGCGCGGTGTTATGGACATGGTATCGAAGCAGCTTTCGCAACAGCTCTTTAACAGCATCTTCGGAGGCTCAGGGGGGTCGGGCATGCTCGGATCCATAACCGGCGGTGGTGGCGGAATGGGCGGCGGGGGCGGATTTATGGGAAGCATCATCGGTGGCATAATGGGGATGTTCGGTGGCGGTGATGCGCCTGCGCTTGCAGGTACAGCAATTACGAGTGGCGGCGGAGACTTCATGAGCGGTCTCATGGGCATGGGCGGCGGAGCTGGAAGTGTTCTGGGCGGAGGTGGCGACATGTTCTCATCCATTTTCACCATGGGCTCGTTCGCAGTGGGAACCAACAGTGTTCCGTTCGATATGCTCGCAAAGATCCATAAGGACGAGATAATCGTCCCCGCAGCACAAAGAGACAGTGCCATTGCTTTGTGGGCCGCTGGCTCCAGTGGAAGCGGTGGTCAGAGCGTAACAAACCACTTCACCATCTCCGGACCAGTGGACAAAAGAACACAGATGCAGATCGCTGCCGCAGCATCACAGTCGATTCAGAACGCGAATAGGAACCTATAATGGCAAGCTTTGCAGAAACCAGATTCGAGGCGGGTTACATCATCTTCGGGACCCAGGGTGGCGCTCAATTCAGTACGGACGTCGTGACTGTTGGGAGCGGCTTTGAGAGTCGTAACCAGAACTGGCAGTACGGCAAGGGCAAATGGGATTTCGGCGATAGGAAGCTGCCTGACACTGAATTGACTGCGATCATAAACTTCTTTCGCGCAAGAAAAGGCATGGCCCAGGGTTTCCGCTTCAAGGACTGGGGTGACTACAAGGACGACGGTCAAGGTACCTTCGGAACGACAGGTTTGGGTAACAGCACTGCTGGCCCGTTCCAGATGACGAAGAAGTACGTCAGCGGAGCGGACAGCGACCTGCGCTTGATTCAGAAGCCTGTCGCCAGCACGATAAAGGTCTACAAGAACGGAGTCCTCCACAGCACAAGCCTCTGGACCTTAAACTCGACGACGGGCATGATAACGTTCTCAGCCCCTTACCCGACGGGAGCCGACACAATTTCCTGGACTGGCGAATTTGACGTGCCTGTTCGGTTCAATGTGGACGATCTCACGTACAGGTTCGACTCTGCTGCAACGTCGTCGCCTGGCGTCGTTTCAACAGCCTACTTTTACGTCTCTGCATTGCCGCTTGTTGAGATCCGAGTGTAATGAAGACCCTTACAGTAGGGCTCCTCGCCCACTATGCCCAGGACGTTACAACGATTGCGACCTGCTGGCTCGTGATTCGAAAGGACTTGACGATCTTTGGTTTTACGGATGCCTCAAATGATCTTGTGATAGGGGCTGTAACGTACAAAGCGAGCACAGGGTTCATTCCGAGTGCGACACAGACGTCAAGCCAGTTCAATGTGGACAATCTCGAAGTCCAGGGTATCATGAGCAGCGACGCAATCCGCGAGGTTGATATCGCTGCCGGACTCTGGGACTACGCTAAGGTGTCTGTGTTCGAGGTTAATTACATGGACGTTACGATGGGGATAAACCCCATCAGGAACGGGTACCTCGGGCAGGTCAGTACGGCGCGAAACCAATTCACTTCTGAACTTCGCGGCTTGTTGCAGTTCCTCCAGCAGCCGTCAGGAAGGTCGTTTGGCGTTACGTGTGATGCAAACTTCTGCGACACGAGATGCACCCTGAGCCAAGCCTCCTGGACCTCGACGGGCTCCATAACGAGCATGTCCAGTGGAAGAACCCTGACCTGCGCCTTGACGAACCCGACATGGAAATACACGGGCGGCCTGCTAACGATGACCTCAGGACCAGCGACCGGATTCTCGATGGAGATAAGGTCCTACACTGCGCCCTCATCGATCATCCTTCAAGAGTTGTTCCCGTTCGCGCCCCAGCCCGGGAATACGTTCTCGATCTTTGCAGGGTGCGACAAACTTAAGACAACCTGCGCTGACGTCTATGCGAACATCCCGAATTTCAGAGGGTTCCCGGATCTCCCGGGTCAAGACGCAGTAACCTCGGGGAAATAACATGCCCACAAAAGAAGAATTCGTTGCTGAGGTCAAGACTTGGATCAACACCCCGTTCCACCATGCGGCGCGGGTCAAGAACGCGGGTGTCGACTGTGTCGGGCTCGCTGTAGGCGCTGCGAAAAACCTTGGCATTCATTTCGAGGACCAACCGAACTATCCAACACTCCCGACGAGCGGTTTGTTCGAGAAAGCAGTCGACTCACAGACAGACCCTGTTGAGCTTGACGACATTCGGATTGGTGACCTGATGAAATTCAGGATTGTCGTAGAGACTCAGCACCTTGCTGTTGTTACGCAAGTAGAACCGACAATTCTCATAACTCATGCGTATGCTCCCGCCAGGAAATGCGTTGAGGTTAATTTCGACGACTACTGGAAAGAACGCTTGATGGGTGTTCGCAGAATTAAGGAGCTCGTGTAATGGCTTCCCTAGTCCTCGGAGTTGCAGGCGCCGTAATAGGGTCGTTTTTCGGAAGCCCACAGATTGGGTATGCCATTGGCAGCATGCTGGGCAACGCGATTGGTGGAAGCTCCAGTGGTAACGACTCAAATAGGACTGTAACAGGGCCCCGGATCTCTGATACAAAGATTCAAAACTCAACCTTCGGGCTTGACATTCCGTCTGTCTACAACCTGTCACGACTGGCTGGCAATATCATCTGGTCGATGCCAGTAAAGGAAACGAAGCACACCCAAACAACGAGCACATCCAGCGGCGGTGGCGGGGGTAAGGGTGGCGGCGGAGGTGGTGGCAGTAAGCAGACTACAACGCAGATCACATTCACGTACTCCGTGGATATGGCGGTTGCAATTTGCCGCGGCCCGGTTACAGGTGGCTTGCGTAAGATATGGGCGAACGGCATGCTCATCTACTCCATAGAGGACGGAGTAGGAACAGACTCCATAACCTTCCACGACGGTTCTGAGACACAGTTAGCGGATAGCTACATCCAGTCCCACAATGGAGTGACATACACCCCAGCCTACAGGGGGGTCTGCTACGTCGTATTCAACACCTACCAGCTTGCAAGACACGGCAACTCGATTCCAAACTTTGAGTTTGAGATCGAGAACGGCACGAACACCCTCGGTCAAGTCGTATCCCTGATTTGTCAGGAAGCCGGATTGACGCCAGCAGAGATCGACGTAACATCCCTGTCGGAACCAATCCTGGGCTACAGAGTAAGCAACCGGGGTACGCCAAGACAACAGCTTGAGCCTCTTGCAACTGCGTTCTTCTTCGACGCCGTTGAGTCGAATAACGTCGTGAAATTCATCAAGAGAGGGAATCCCACTCTTGCTGCGACAATCCAACAGGATGAACTTGACGCAAGGGAAGCCGGATCAGAGGCAGGCGACCTACTGGCGACAACCCGCAAGATGGAACTTGAACTGCCCTACGAAGTAACAGTTCTCTACATCAACATCGACGATTCATTCCAGCAGGGTCGGTCGCCAGTTGCGCGCCGCCTCGCAACGAAAAGCAGGTTGCAGAAAAAGATCGAAATGCCGATCACAATGCGAGCTGCGGACTCCCTAACGATCGCGAATACCGTACTTCATGCTGAATGGATCGCCAGGACGAGCCACAGGCTTTCCTTATCCAGGAAATACACGTACCTCGAACCGACGGACGTTATTGACGTTGTGAAGAACGGCCTGCATTTCCCGATGCGCCTTGTTACAAAAGAGGAGTCACGCCCAGGAACGGTCGTATTCACTGCTGAGTCAGAGGATTCAGGGATCTGGAATTATGCAGCTCCGACGTCGCTTAACGTCCCGTCGCTGCCTACGTTCTTCTCAAGTCCTCCAGGAAGCATCAGGACTCCAATCATCATAGACGCTCCAGTGACAGAAGCAGCGACGGGGTGCGAGCTTATTGTTGGGGCTTGCGGAAACTCTGTCGAGTGGGGTGGTTGCCGCGTCTGGATGTCTCTTGACGGTACGGAGTATTCAGTTGCGGGTACCCTGATCGGCGCTTCTCAGATGGGTGTAACAACAACGGGCCTAGCGCTTCACTCGGATCCAGACGTTGTTAATTCCCTAGGCATCGACTTGTCGATGTCGCTCGGAACAGTGTCGTCAGTGTCCCAGGAAGTGTATGACGCAGGCATTACCCTGTGCTACTTCGATGACGAGATGATCGCTTATCGGGATACAGTTCTCACTGCCGCGAACCGTTACACCCTAAGCGTTCTTCACCGGGGCATCTACACAACGGAGATAAAGGCTCACGCGACAGCACAGCCGTTCTTGATCATAGACGGAAACGTATTCCGGTTCTCATACCTGCCAAGCCTTGTCGGAAAAACGATTTACCTGAAATTTACGAGTTTCAACACACACCTTCTTGTTGAAGAGACTCTTGCCAGCGTGATAGAGTATCCAGTCGTTCTTAAAGGACCCAGGACGCAGGGGATAAGCTCGTTCGTGCTCGCTCAGCCGTGGAGTGGTCGCGATGTAAAAGCGAAGTGGGGCGACGTAGTAGGCGCTGACTCGTTTAAGATGACTGTGAAGAACCTCACAACAACGCTCCGTGTCGTAACAGGTATAAGGTCGAACAGCTTCGAATACACCTACGAAGACATGATGGCGGACACAGGAGGAGTTCCTGTTCGCGCCCTCACGCTTGTTCTTCTTACGGAGGGCATCGGGTCTGCTCCAACAACAGCGACCCTCGAGATAACGAACGCTCAAGTGGCGGCCGGCGATATAACAGGACTTAGTATCCAGCCCGGGGTGGGCTCATTCGCTGTGTCCTTCACGCTTCCAGGGACAACAGACTACGCAGGGTTTAAAGTTGTGAGAGGCTCAGTAACAGGGTTCGATCCAGCAACAGCGACTGTCGCGTACGACGGCCCAGGGACAGCCACAGCAATCCTGGGCCTTGCGCAAGGTACGGACTACTACATTCGTATCGCTGGATATGACGTGTTTGGAAAGACGGGCTTGTCTTACTCGTCTGAGTTCCTTGTTACGACGTTAAGCGCAGGAGGCATCCCGACGCTAACGTCGATTCCTGTAAATCCAGAAGCAATTGGTGGGAACTTAGCTTTCTTCTTCGACACAACAGTCGCGACTCAACGTGGTCTTTGGGGATGGGATTCGGCATCTCTCTCGTGGAAATTTACAAGAGATGGAGCGAACTTTGTCGCTGCTTCGATCGCAGCAGACAAGCTGGCAGTGACGTCCCTGTCCGCTATATCAGCGAACCTTGGTGCGATAACAGCCGGCAGCATGACACTTGATGTCGCGGGTTTCGTAAAGAGCGCTACCCTAGCCAATTGGGGATCGGGAAACGGCATCTACGCAGGGTACAGCACGAACGCTTACAAGTTCCAAGTCGGAAACACTGCTGGAGAGTACCTGATCTGGAATGGAACGAACCTGTTCATCAACTCGCCGCAATTTTTCATCGGCAGTGGGATTGCAATTTTCGCTGGAACCCTGCAAGTGAGAAGCGCTGCATCTGGCGCTCGACTTGAGATGTACAACAACGTTATTAAGGTCTACGACGCAGCAGGGACCCTTCGAATCAAACTAGGCGATCTCTCGGCGGTGTAACATGGCCTACGGGATAGAAATTTTCAATTCAGCGGGTGTGATGACCTTGTCGTCTGAGGGTCGCATACTAAGGTACCATTCAACTGTTACTTACGGCCAGATATTAGATGTAGGAACAGTTTTCATCCCGGACGCCGGGATGACGCTAGATGGAACCTGGGTTGCCTCTGGAATGAGTCGGATTTATGACTCGACTTTCGATACCCCGACAAACGTTGTTGTTGCTGAGGGTGGATTGGAGATAAGAACCCTGGGATGGAATATCGTTAGTAACGACGGTACATTTAACCTTCCTGTGATACAGGTTAAAACATCGTGGTCGACTATAATTGTGGCGAGGTGCTAGATGGCTTTCGGTATTGAGGTCAAAACTTCAAGCGGCTTTCTTCAGATTGACGACATTTACCCGCGGTACAGAGTTCTGCAAGCTGGATCAACATTGGGAGCTGCCACGTTTCCGGTCCAAGCCCTTCCTACGTTCTTTTTTGCAAGACCTGGGTATGGGGTTTGGATTGTTAGTACGTGGTCAAATTTTTCGTCAGGCGAAGCAGATGGTGGGAACGTATTCACAAACAACATAGCGATTGTTCCGTGCGACTATGCTGTTTTCGCGAGGTCGACGGAACTCCCTGTTCCGACGTCAGGGTTCGGTCTTAACGTGTTAGGGCCCGACAGTAAGCTGATATTCAGTTCCGCAGAAAGAACAATAAATATAGACACCGTAGTGAATTTTACACAACTGTCCAGTTTCGAGCTAGACGTTCCAACTCCGAAATTTGGAAGAAGATTTCTTATGATAGCCGGATCAACGCTATCAAGAGTCTGGGATAGGTCGCATTTAAAGTCTGCTTATTATTCAGGGTTTGCCCTAACTAGCGAAACCCACATTTCGTGCCAGCAGTTAGTGTATAGCGCGTACTCTCCATCCCCACCAGGATTTCCCGGTATGTGGTGGTCGTACAACGTGAATTTTCCCATTATGACCAACACTCTGATATCGGGGTACATGACATGATAACTCACGCAAAGATTAGCGAATCGGGTGAAATACTATGCACGGTGTCTTATGCAGTTCCAGAAGACGCTGACAAAAGTCTCGTGCTGATTGAGCTCCCCGATGGTAAATGTGTCTCCGAGCTATACGTGAGGGACGGGAAGGTTCTCGAAAGAGGAACAGCGCCCTCCGCGATTCATAGGTGGGTAGACTTCAACTGGGTCAAGGACACAAAGCTCGCTCTCGAGGCTGTGAAAATAGAAAGGGCAAGAAAACTCTGGGCATCAGACTGGACGCAGCTCCCAGATGCTCCAGAAGCTAAGAGGGCTGAGTGGGCCACGTACAGACAAGATTTAAGAGACATAACGAAGCAGGAAGGATTTCCACTAGAAGTAGAGTGGCCCATCGAACCAACCTAAAAAGGAAAAACAAAATGAGCGACGAACACGATGCAACATGGGGTGAATTAAAAGCTGAGATCCGATCGTTGAACTTCAACGTATCGCGTCTTACCGAGGTTGTTGACGAGAACACGAAGCAGTTGAGCAAAGTCGAGGTTCTCGAAAACAATCACGCACACCAGAATGCTGCTCTCGGGCGAGTGTTCGTCGAAGTCAAAGAAGTGAAAGAGACTCACAAGATCTTCGCCGAAGACCAAGGGAAGCAAAACCTCGAGTACAGCAAGTATATCTGGCTCGTTACCGGTTTTGTCACAGCAGTCTGTGTCTTCTGGACGCTCATCGGCTACTGGGTAATTACTCAGATCGACCTCACAATGAGGACAGTCCAGGAAATGCGTACCCACGCGGCGCATGACGTAATTCAGACAGCTGACGACGTTCGTACCGTAGTCGATCGTATAAACAAGGAGGTAAGATGAACATCACCAACTTCTCTGACGCTTTCGGCGTCTTGATGATCAACGAGGGGAAATTCACGCTCAACCCGAAGGACCCAGGCAACTGGTCGACAGGCAGGATCAACGAGGGTATCCTTGACGGTACGATGTGGGGTATCTCGTGTCGCGTAGCTCATGAGAACGGATACAAGGGCTCGATGAAGTACCTTCCGCGTGAGACAGCAGAGTTGATTGCCAAGAAGCACTATTGGGACCCACTGCACCTGGACCACCTGGATTCCGAAGTAGCTTTCCAAGTCCTTGACGCAAACTATCATGGAGGCTCTGCTGCTAAGTGGCTCCAGCGCGCTTGTGGCGTTGAAGAGGACGGGGTTATCGGGAGCAAGACGCTCGCCAGCGCCAACGCCTGCGACAAACGATTCATCATGATGCGATTCAATGCTTACCGCATCAAGTATCTTGTCTCGTGCAAGATCTTCCCTGACTTCGGCAAAGGGTGGATGAATCGTATCGCTGCCAACTTACTCGAAGGAGCAGACTAATGGAACCCATTACAATCGCCCTAGGCCTCGCCCAGTACGTTCCACAGTTGATCAAATGGCTGTCGGGAAGCGACACTGCTGCGGCGGTAGCTGAGAAAGCCATTGATATCGCCAAGCAAGTCACCGGAACCAGCACGGGCGACGAAGCACTCAAAGCCCTGCAAGCTGACCCGTCGCTCGTTCTCCAGTACAAGAAGGCAATGCTTGACCAGCAGATCCAGTTCGAGACACTCTGTGTTCAGAACGCGAAGGACATCAACAACACGATGATCGCTGAGGCTGCTGCTGACCATTGGCCGACGTACTCGTGGCGTCCGGCGGTTGGGTTCAGCTTTGCGCTAAATCTCATCATGGCATCGCTTCTTGTCATCGGTACGTTCATCGCTCAAATCTTCGGAGCGCCGGGCGCTGATAAAGCAGTTGCAGCGCTGCCATCTGTTTTGGCATCGCTCGCGGCGATCAATGCTTTGGCAACTCCGGTTCTTGGCGTTGCATCATGGTTTCGCGGGAAAATGCAAGCTGACCCCACGATTTCAACGGACAATAGGGGCTGAAACAGGTTTTGAGGGGCTGGCTTGTATAGCAGCCCAATAACCTTAACGCCGCCAGCGCGCCGCCAGCAACCCGCAAACGCGCAGATTTAGGCTGGTTTTTAACGTGACACTGCAAATACTATTCCATACGCGTCCAATAAACCCATGTTATAGTAGTTGCCATACAGGTCTAACTGAGTAAATAAATGCTCTCTTCATATACATTCAAGTGCCCTCCTTTTGCTCACCAGCAAGAGCTCCTAGAGATAAGTAGTGAGCGTGAATATTTCGCCTACTTAATGGAACAGGGCACCGGCAAGTCAAAACCCATCGTTGATAATGCCGCTATGTTGTATATGGCGCAACAAATCGACTGTTTGATTATTGTCGCTCCGAACGGCGTCCACCGCAAGTGGATCAGAGACGACTTTCCAAAGCATTTCCCAGACAACGTCCCGTGGAAGTGGGCAATCTGGAAGAGCTCTTCAGCACCCGCCGAAAGGGCGTGTGAGGCGCTTTTCAACCCTGGACGATACCTGCGCGTCATTGCGCTAAACATCGAGTCATTCTCAGGCGACACAAGCAAGAAGTCAAAGCGCATTCCCAAGGGCTTCGCTCTTGTTCAAAGGCTTCTGCAAACATTCAACTGCATGTTCGTTGTCGATGAGTCGTCCAGGATCAAGTCGCCAAGCTCATCGCGCACGGAAAACATCGTTGATCTTGGCAAGCACTCGAAGTACCGCAGAATACTGTCGGGAACTGCTTCCCCGGAATCGCCACTCGACCTCTTTACGCAGTTCAAGTTCCTCAGCCCGAAAATCCTGGGCTCCTCATTCTTTGCATTCAAACCCGAATACGCACAACTCCTTTCGGCAAACTCGCCGCTGATCGTTAAACTCCTTCGCGATAACCCGAAGTTGAGAATGGCTCCACAAATCGTTGCAACTGACGAAATCACGGGGCGTCCGATCTACAAGAACCTTGACCGCCTGAAACGCTTGATCGAACCGCACTCGTATCGCAAGACAAAACTTGAGTGTTTCGACCTGCCGCCCAAGATTTACAAGCGCCGGTATTTTGAGATGGCGAAGGATCAAGAGCGCATGTATCGCTCGCTCAAGGAAAAGCAGAAGGCGTTCTTTAATGACACCTTGGTCACTGTCATCCAGAAGATGACTTTGATGATGCGCCTGTCGCAACTCGTTCGGGGGTACATGATAAATGAAGAAGGCACTCTTACGAAGCTTTACCCGGATCCTAAGAAGAATCCTGCCATTGCTGAAATGCTTGAGGCATTTGAAGATCGGCAGGAGCAAACTATCATTTGGTGCCGGTTCCAGCACGAGGTCGAAGACGTCCTATCCGTCCTCGAAGGGAAAGCTGTCGATTACTACGGTGAGACTAAACACGACGCGAGAGAGCGCAATATGTACGCGTTCAAGCGAGGAGAAGTACAGTACCTCGTCGGAACCGTCGACGCAGGCGGAATTGGACTCGATTTTAACGAAATTCCGATGACCTTCTTTTACTCGAACCAGTTTTCGAGTGAGAAGCGCCAGCAGGCTGAGGACAGAAATCACCGTTACGGATCGAAGGGCGCTGAGTCGGAGCACGGGCATGGCGTCTTGTATGAGGACCTAGTGTGCCCGAACACAGTAGACGAACATATCCTTAACCTGCTTGCGTCAAAGAAAGAAATTTCGGAGTACATGATGGACCTGAAAGTTGTGTATGAAGTCTAAAGTTTTTATCGTATGCGAGCCAACAACTCGCAAGGACGGCGAACTTGTGCCAGCGGTTGATCTCACTCCCGCTACTGAATGGGGCGAGCCCGTCGTTCTTCTTCAACAGCAGCAGAGCTTTATCGGCCCTGCAATGACTGTCCAAATTCTCAACGACAAGCTGTCGTCATTTACGGATGACGACTTCCTTGTTCCAATTGGGGATCCTGCTCTCATGTGTGCCGCCGCAATGGTCGCTGCCAGCTACAATAATGGTCGCGTCCGGATGCTCAAGTGGGACAGGAAACTTGGGAAGTATTTTCCCATTCTTGTAGACATTAACGGAAGGACGTAGCAATGGAAGAAGCAATTGACGAGTTCGCAGAAGGAGCAGAAGAGCTTTCCGCGACGCAGTTGGGGCAGATTTCCTCGTTGGCAAAGCAGCAGTTGGCCCTTGAACGCGAAATCGAAGCTCGTTCCCTTGAATTGAAAGTCAAGGCGGAAGAACTTCGTAACGTGTCCGAGACCTTGCTGCCCAACGCAATGGCAGAAGTCGGGATGTCGTCATTCACCCTGGACACCGGGGAAAAGATCGAGATCAAGAAAGACATCTACTGTTCCGTACCGAAAGAGGGTTTCCCGGAAGCCGAAGCATGGCTTCGTGAGCGCGGCCTCGAAGGAGTTATCAAGCATCAGGTCCAGATGCTCTTCGGAAAAGGCGAGGACGAAATGGCGCTCAAGGCTGCAAAGATTCTTGTCGAGAACGGGTTCGCCCCGACTGACTCGAAGACGATTCACCCGCAGACCCTTAAGGCTCTTTTGCGCGAGCAACTGGGCCAAGGCGTAGATGTCCCGCTCAAGACTTTCGGTGCGTACGAAGCAACGAAGTCCAAGATCACCATCCCGAAAAACCGCTAGGAGAATCATCATGGCAAAAGCACAAAAAACCGAACCCGCAGTCCAGGACCAAACCACCCAGGTGGCGACCCTCACCGAAGCCCAAACCGCCCTCATGGCGCAGATGGCCGAGGACACTGGTTCCGGTTTCGAAGAAGCGACGTCTGATTGTTACGCAATTCCGTTTGTCTACATCCTCCAGTCCGGCTCGCCGCAGTGCAAGAAGTCCGACGGCGCTTACAACCCTGACGCCGAAGAAGGCATGTTCTTCAACTCCGTCTCGGGCGAACTGTACGACGGCGACGAAGGCATCGAAGTTGTGCCGGTCCTGTTCCAGCAGCGCTTCATTGCCTGGGGCCTGCGCGAAAAAGGCGGCGGCTTCAAGGGCGAGTATCTGCCCAGCGATCCGATTGTGCAGAAAACGCACAAGGATCCGGATCCCACGAAGAACCGCGACATCATGGACGACTTCCCGGACCAGCAGCTTGTCGATACCCGGGTGCATTACTGCTTGCTGAAAGTCGGCGAGTCGTATCAGCCGGTTGTCATGACGTTCTCGTCCACTCAGGTCAAGGAATCGAAGCAGTGGATGTCGCGCATGCAGAACATCAAGATGACCAATCCGTCGACAGGAATGCAAGGGCCGGCTCCGATGGCTTCGCGCATTTGGAACCTCGGCACCAACGCTCGCAGCAACGATCAGGGCTCGTGGTTCGGGTTCAAGATCGGCGAATGCCGTGAGCACCTTGATCCGTCGTTGTACGCCCAAGCTGTCGAGTTCCGTAAGGCGATCGTCGGTGGTAAGGCGAAGGCCAATCACGTCGACCCGATGAGCGAAGCGGCTGGCGGTGACGAGCCCGAGGTAGCCTTCTAAACCCTGTAGTTGAGAGTACGCCGTGGGAATGGTCCCACGGCGATTGTTCTGACTAAGGGAACTCCATGGAACTGGAGAAAAGGCTTTTTGCGCTCTATCAAGGTCTCAATCGTGCATACGGATCGTATGTCATTGAAGGCCTGAACGAGGCAAAGAATAAAATGCAGGGAAAGGCGCAGACCATCGCGGGTGAATATACAGCCCTCCAATGGACAGCGCACCTTGAGGGCAAGCGAGGCCTCGGGGTTATTACGATTACCGATGACGCGACCTGCAATTGGGGCGCGATTGACATTGACATTTACCCTCTTGATCTTGAAGCACTCGACCTAAAGATCAAGAGCATGCAACTGCCGCTTGTTGTGATTCGGACAAAGAGCGGTGGGGCGCACGTTACACTTTACATGGACAGAATGGTTCCCGCATCTGCTGTGCGAGCCAAACTGTGCGAGATAGCCATTGGCCTCGGATATGGCGGAGTTGAGGTGTATCCGAAGCAAGTGAAGCTCGCCAATACGAGAGACGTAGGCAACTGGCTGAACATGCCTTACTTCGACCAGAAGAAAACGTCAAGGTATGCGATCAATGGAAGGAAGTCGCTAAAGCTCGAAGCATTCCTGGACTACGCGGAAAGCATGCGTATCTCTGAGGCGCAGTTGATGGGCTTGAAGGTCGTTCTCGCTGACGAATTTAGCGATGGGCCGCCTTGCTTGCAGGTCATGGCAATGAATGGCGTCCCAGAAGGGTCCAGGAACAACGCGCTCTTTGCAATGGGCGTCTACGCGATGTTGAAGTTCGGTGACGACTGGGAAACAGAGCTTGACAAGATAAATCACCACGTCATGAAACCGCCGCTTCCGACACGAGATGTGCAGATGGTTTCGCGCAGCTTGACGAGGAAAGAATACTTCTACCCATGTACCAAGCCGCCGCTCGTAACATTCTGCAACAAGTCGACTTGTTCAAAGCGCGAGTTCGGCATCAAGGAAATGGGCGGTAGCGACACAGGGCTGAACATTGGCGATCTGGTAAAGGTTGAGACTGATCCGCCGATTTGGTACCTTGACGTTGAAGGGTATCGCATGGAACTTGACACTGAGGATTTATTGAGTCAGGCGAAGTTCCGGAAGTTGTGCGTCCAGTACCTGAACAGACTTCCGGGAACCGTGAAGTCATCTGCATGGGAGAAAATGGTCCGTGACAAACTTGAGAACGTCCGTTGTGAGAAAGCTCCTATTGACAGTGGCACTCGCGGCCGGGCTACTCACCACATCGAACAATTCTTTAATCTTGTGCCGCCAGCCAAAACTAGCGAAGAGATCTTGCTGGGTAGGCACTGGACTGACGAAGCGTCCGGCTTTACCCACTTTAGAGGAAACGACCTCATCCGCTTCCTGGAGACACAAGGCCTACGGATTGAGCCGCGCAAAGTATGGGCGAGCATGGCTGCAATCGGGACGAAGCACGAATCGATCATGGTCAAGGGAAAGTCGACGCCTGTTTGGGCTGTCAAACTATTCGACGATGGAGGGAGTCCGTACTCAACACCGGAAGTAAGTAAGAACGAAGCGTTCCAATAACCCAGGAAACGATAATGCGTATAATTGAAAACCAGGAGGTCGTACTTGGGCCTCCTGGATGTGGTAAAACGCACTACCTTCTAAACTCGCTTGAACATACGTTCGATCAGGGATACGCCCCTGACCGCGTTGCTTTCGTCAGCTTTACGAAGAAGGCGGTCAACGAAGCAGTTGATCGCACCTGCACCAAATTCAAACTCTCAGCAAAAGACCTCCCGTATTTCAGAACTGTCCATAGCCTTTGCTTCCGTGCCCTGCGCATGACAAAGTCCGACATGATGGACAAGAACGCTTACCGCGAGCTGGGTGACTTGCTCGGATACAAGTTTGAAGGAACATTCGACGAATCTGAGACCGGCTTACCCACTGGATCTGAGTCAGGGGACAGACTGCTCTTCACAGATAACTTTGCAAGAATCACCTGCCGCCCATTACGTGACATCTGGGAGAACGAGGACACAGGACTTGACTGGTACGAACTCCTACGCCTCAGCGAATCGCTTGCCAAATTCAAGGATGCCAAACTACTCCTGGACTTCACGGACCTCCTTCACCGTTTCGTCGCATACAACAAGCCCTTGGACATCGACGTCGCAATCGTTGACGAGGCCCAGGATTTATCTGTGTTACAGTGGCGAGTCCTCAAGATCGCATTCTCGAAAGCAACCAAAGTCTATATAGCAGGTGACGATGATCAGAGTATCTACAAATGGTCGGGTGCTGACACCCCGACCTTCATGTCGCTTAAAGGTAAGCAGACAATCCTCAATCAGTCGTACAGGATTCCCCGTTCGGTTTTTAACAAGGCGAACGAGATTATTAAGAAGGTTGGGACCCGTTTCGACAAGCCGTTTAAACCGCGGGATGTCGACGGGTTTGTTGATATTCTCCCCACAGTGGACTATATCAAAATAGATAACGATCAAACAACTTTGATCCTTGTCCGTAACGTTTTTCTTCTTGACCGCATAGCAAAGATCCTGCGCAACCAAGGGCACCCGTTCCTCGGCCGGCACGGCTATTCGAGTATCAAGCACTCACACGTCGAGGCGATCATTACGTGGGAAACCCTACGCAAGGGCTCAACAGTGACCGGCAAGGCTGTCAAGAATATGTATGACTACATGGTCGTGGGTTCATACCTCGCTCGTGGTGCAAAGGTCAGCACAAACCACCTTGAGGACAACGCTCAGGTGTCGATTGAGAACCTCAAGCTGTCACATGGTCTTGTGAAGACTGACATCTGGCATGAGGCACTTGAGGGAATAGAACTCCCAATGCGAGCCTACTACCTGTCAATCCTTCGGTCAGGTCGCAAACTGACTGCTACGCCAAAGATTGCAATTAACACGATCCATGGAGTAAAGGGCGGTGAGGCCGACCATGTGATCGTTCTACCGGACATGTCGTCCAGGACTTATGGGCAGTATGTGAAAGATCCAACCGACGAGCATCGTGTCGGTTACGTAGCTGTAACACGAGCAAAGGAGAAGTTATCGCTTATCCTTCCAAGTTCCACTAAAGCGTACTCTTACTAGGGGTAGATGATGCAAGGCAGAGATTTGTATTTGCAAGTAACAACGAACGGTCGGGTGCAGTATGACCACCGCCGTGTCTGGGATGGTGAGAAGTTCCTTGAGTCGTTGAGGAATGACCTTACCCGCGAGAAAGCTCTCGCAGACGTAACCGTAATCACTCGCGAGGAGTACCTCAATGGAAAACAGTAAAGCACTCGTCGTTCTTAGCGGCGGCCAAGACAGCACAACCTGCCTTTTCTGGGCTCTTGACGAGTTCGATGAGGTTCATGCGGTCACGTACAACTACGGACAGACTCATGTGATCGAGATTGACTCGGCGATACGGATCGCCTCGCTCGCAGGTGTGGCAAGCCACGAAATCATCGAAGTTGGTAAAGTTCTGCAGGGCTCGTCGCCACTGATTTCGAGCGAGCGGCTTGAACAGTACCCGAATTTCCACTCCCTGCCCGGCGGTCTCGAAAAGACGTTTGTGCCCGGCCGCAACCTCCTGTTCATCACTCTCGCGTCGAATCACGCGTATGCCCGAGGCATTCCAAACCTTGTCATGGGCGTCTGCCAAGAGGACTTTGGCGGATATCCCGACTGCCGTGACAGCTTCATCCGATCTGCGCAGATGAGCGTCCGCCGCGGCTTCTCCCTGGACCACACGGATTTGTTCTACGGCTTTACGATCCATACGCCTTTGATGAATCTGTCCAAGGCTGAGTCGATCATGATGGCCCAGGATATTCCCGGCTGCATGGGAGCTCTTGCGTGGACTCACACCGCGTATGACGGAAAGTATCCGCCAACCGGCCACGATCATGCGACGCTTCTTCGTGCCAAGGGGTTCTTTGAAGCTGGCATCCCTGATCCGTTGGTCTTGCGAGCTGTCGCCGAAGGCCTCATGGCGATGCCGGACACTGACAACTACAAGATTCGTCTTGCATAATGGGACAGGAGATAAAAGTGGATAATACGTCTTTCATGTCGAATGCGGAATTCCTCAATTCGATCGACCCCTTGACGCTCAAGGACGAGCGGTCTCTTGCCCTGTACAATCGGCTCTATGCAGCGACGTACAAGCCGAATCAAACGCTCCTGTCGGCTCGTGAGGAGTCACAGAGAGCTTCTGAGGCCCTTTACAGGGTTAAGGTGCCGAAATGATTACTGCCCAGCGCTTTCATGATTTCTCATGCGGCCATCGTGTCTACGGGCATGAGTCCTGCTGCGCCCACCTGCACGGGCATAACTACCGCATCCACTTTGAATGCACCCCGGACGCTGAATCAGTCGCAATAAATAAAACTCGGCCGGGCGAAGACGCAATGGGCCTTGACTCCGTGGGCCGCGTCATTGACTTCTCAGTTATCAAGGAACTGCTCTGCGAGTGGCTTGAGACGAACTGGGATCACAAGTTCCTCATGTGGTTCGACGATCCGTGGGCTGACGCGTTGTGGCAGATTGATCGTCACGGTGTCGTTATCGTACCCTTCAATCCGACTGCCGAAAACATGGCGCTCTACCTGCTTAACATCGTCGGCCCTCGCGAACTCATGGGGACGGGCGTTGTTCTTACAAAAGTAACAATTGAGGAGACTCGCAAATGCAGCGCGACAGCAACGCTATAGCTCTTGGGCACAGTGACATCGACGATCTGGTCGATTTGCTGCACAACCGAATCCAGGGATTCTGGGCAAAAGCGGACAGGGGCAGTAAGATCATCAAGATCTTCCCTGTGCCAAGGGGCGGCGTTCCAGTCGCTTATGCTCTCATGGGAAAGGGTGCATACGTCGTAACGAACAAGCCGGAAGCCGCCGACATCTTCATCGACGACATTCTCGACACAGGATCGACGAAGCAGCAGTGGTCTGCCAGGTACCCGTGGACAGAATTCTTCGCCATGATCGACAAGAAACAGAACCCGCTTGATTTCAGCGACGGGTTCGTTGTTTTCCCTTGGGAGGAAAGCGCAGGGTCGTCGGTTGAGGACAGCATCACTCGCATCCTTCAGGTCATTGGCGAAGACCCGACACGGCAGGGGTTGATTGAAACCCCAAAGCGCGTCGCCAAGGCGTGGGCCGAATGGACTGAGGGCTACGCAAAAGATCCCGCAAAGGTCCTCAAGTGTTTCGAGGACGGCGCTGACGACTACGACCAAATCGTGCTTGTCAAAAACATCCCGTTCTACTCACACTGCGAGCATCACATGGCGCCGTTCTTCGGAATCTGCCACGTCGGCTACATTCCGAACAAGCGTATCACTGGACTAAGCAAAATCCCGGAGCTTGTCAATGTGTTTGCGCGCCGCCTCCAGGTCCAGGAAAGGCTGACGGTGCAGGTTGCTGAATCCATGATGGAACATCTGCAGCCGTTGGGTGTCGGCGTTATCATGGACGCTCGCCACATGTGCATGGAAAGTCGCGGGAAGAAAATTCACGGGCAGAGCACAACGACCTCAGCTTTCCGTGGTATCATGGCACATGACGCAGCATGTAAAGCAGAGTTTCTTTCACTGACGAAGTAGGGCCATATAAAGGAGGTATCATGAGACCTGTTCTTGTAATGAAAAATGGGGACTATGTTCCTGGGGTGGGATACATGAAAGCCAACGATTTTGTTGGCAAGTTCCACGCCTGGGGGCTCGAACTTTTCGAACTTTTCGAGCAGGACAATCCCGTTTCGTACTCAGTTGCCATCGTTGAAAAAGACGACGGGACAGTCGTGACTGTCAGTCCAAGCATGGTCGTCTTCATTGCGATAACGGCTGAGGAAGCTCATGTTGTCATTGACCAGAGGACGATGACCAAATCATGAGACCGATGAAGTGTGAATCCGTGATGGACAAGCAGGGTGTCTTGCATCTGGACAAAGTCACCTTTCCGAAGCTTGGCAGCTTCAAGTATGACGGCAATCGCTGCTACGTAGAGGATGGGATTGCCAAGTCGTCCAGTGGTAAGCCAATCCGCAACAACTACATCCGCGAGCAGTTGAGCTGCCCTTTATACGAGGGTTTCGATGGTGAGATCATCGTTGGGTCGCCAACTGCCAAGGATGTGCGGCGTGCAACGTCATCCGGTGTAAGTGCCTTCGGCGGCGAGCCTGACTTCACGTTCTTCGTATTCGACTACTGGCCGGACAAGGACACACCATTTTTCCTGCGCCTCGAGACCCCGTTCCTTGAGTGTCACAACAAGAAGGATAGCCCAGGGTATAGGGCAGTCTTCGTTGAGCAAACAAGGATAAACAACCTCGACGAACTGGTCGCCTTCGAAGCCAAAGCACTTGCCCTGGGCTACGAGGGAGTCGTCCTTGCTGATCCAGAAGCGCCCTACAAAGAAGGCCGATCAACCCTAAAGCAGAATTGGCGGTTGAAGCTCAAGCGTTTCATCGACGCTGAGGCCGTAATCATAGGCCAAGAGGAGTTGATGCACAACGACAACGAAGCAACGATTGACGAGCATGGTTACACGAAGCGATCGTCCCACAAGGACAACAAGCGCGGCGCAGGGGTGATGGGAGCTCTCATCGTCCGGGATTTGAAAACAGGGGTTGAGTTCAAGGTCGGCACAGGGTTCTCTGCTGCTGACCGGGAGCTTACGTGGAACAATGGCGACATCATCACCTACAAACACTTCCCAATAGGTGCGAAGGACAAGCCAAACATTCCGTCCTTTGTCAGTGTGCGATGCGGCGATGATTTAGCGCCGAATGACGCTGAAAACCCCTTTGCATAAGGTTTTAGCTGCCATGCCATTACACCCAGCCAATAACCTAAACGCCGCCAGCGCGCCGCCAGCAGCCCCAAAATTGGGAGATAATTCACTATTTGCCCAGCTTTTCAGGACAGCTGAGGTGAAACCCGTTGAAACTGCTGAGGAGGCATCACTTCGTTCGAAGTTTGGGAAAGTCTATGCAAGGTACAGGACTGACCTGCTATGTACGAAGTGCGGTATCACAAAGAACGTTGAGCGCGAGTTCTATAAGCGCATGACTGACGGAGGGGACCACTGGCACAAGCCCGGGGACCCCATCCAACCGTGCAAAGAATGCACGAAGCAAAAAGCCATCAACCGCCGTAAAAACCGTAAAGGAAAGTAACATGACGAACGAAACAAACCTTTCTGCAGGTCTGACCGCTCTTGGAAGTGAGAAGACGAAGTACAGCTACGACATGCCGGACAAAACGCTTCTCGAGAAGTTCCCAAATCCCCGTGTCGGAACAGAAGACAAAAGCGACATGACGATCGAGATCACTGCGCCTGAATTCACGAGCCTGTGTCCGAAGACCGGTCAGCCTGACTTCGCCGAGATCTACATCAAGTACATTCCCCGCGAATCGTGCGTTGAGTCGAAGTCCCTCAAGCTGTACCTTGGCTCTTTCCGCATGCACGGTGAATTCCACGAAGCTTGCGTCAGCCGTATCGCCAATGACCTCATCGAGCTTCTCAACCCCCTGTACATCGAAGTCGTCGGCCGCTTCTCGCCACGCGGCGGCATCAAGTTCTGGCCCACCGTAGAATACTGGTCCGAGGACTGAATTGGTTCTGATCTTCAAAAGTCGTCGTTGGATCCCCTCTGAGGTGAAAGATATCCTCAAGGGGGATTTTTTCTTCAAAGAAGACGACGGGAAGCGCAGCGCCATGTTTATCGCTGCATCTGACGCATACCAGAAGCCCCACCCGCACAATCCCGGGAAGAAGATCTGGTCAGTTGATACGGAGCCGGTGAAATGAATAACGAAGCAGTCCATTACTACTTTTCTGGTATCGGCAACTTTACTGTCGAACAGAAAGAGAAACTCACGCTCATGTGTACGCATCGCCTCCAGTCATGCCACAAGGAGTATATGCGAGCGACAGATGATTGGATGTACTACGCAGCACAGCACAAAGGGCAGTCGACGATCCTCCTTGACAGCGGAGCCTTTACCGCATGGTCGAAGGGCGCTGAGGTCCACTTGGACCAACTCCTGCACTCGTATGGAGCGCTGATTGAAAAATACAAAGGCGGCCTCAAGCAGATCTGGCTGATTAACCTTGACAAAATTCCTGGACAACGCGGCCGCACTGCAAGCAATGAAGAGATCGAGGAAGCCATTCGCATTTCCGACAGGAACTTCAATATCCTTGTAAAAGAATTCGGAAATGTCGTGCTCCCGGTTTTTCACCAGAACGAATCAAAAGAACGTTTGCATGACGTGTGCCAGATGTCGGATTACATCTGCATCTCACCACGAAATGACGTGGGCGAAAAGTATCGTGTCTCGTGGGCAGCAGAAGTTCATACCCTCTTGAAGAAGGAGGGAAATATCAGAACACACGGGCTCGCGACAACGGGTATGAGAATGCTTCAAAACGTCGACTGGTACTCCGCCGATTCGGCATGGTGGCTCCAGACGGCGTTGAACGGATCTATAATGTACGTTGCCCAGGATGGGATGATCAAGACGATCGCTGCGTCTGATAGGGCAGGCAGTAAGAAGGATTTGGAGCAGCACTACTCAACTCTCAATCCTACGATGCAAGCTTATATCGCTTCACGCCTCGCAAAGCATGGTTTCACGTATGAAGACGTCGCTGCGCACCATACGCCGCGACAGCTAATGTGCATCTACGAAGTTATTGAGTGGTTGAAGATCTCAGTCGTTAAACCGATCCACTATTCAGGATTATTCGATCTATGAAAATCATCGGACTTACAGGCCTGGAAGGCTCAGGCAAAGACACAGTTGCGGACTTTCTTGTTGAGGCCCACGGCTTCCACAAAGTGTCGTTCGCTTCTCCAATGAAGAAGGCTCTCAACATCATGTTCAATTGGGAGATGGAGCAGTGGGATGATCGTGAATGGAAAGAGCGCACACTCAAGGAGCTCGGCAAGTCGCCCCGCCAGTTGGCACAGACTCTCGGAACTGAGTGGGGACGGGAGCTTGTCAATCCGCGCCTGTGGCTTCTTGTCGCTGCGAAGGAAATCAAACGTCACCAGAAGGTTGTTATTTCTGACGTGCGATACGATGAGGAGGCTGAGTACGTCAGGGCGATTGGCGGACGTATCTTCATGATCGATCGCCCCGGCACTGTAAAGCTCAACCACAAGTCGTCGGGCGAGTTGAGTCCTGAGTACGTCGACGTGCAGGTGAATAACAGCGCTTCTATCGCTCAATTGAAGAAGCAAGTCAATATCGCACTTATGTTCGGAGGAATAAAGTAATGCCGTTAATAGCCACCCGTTTTATCGGGGCGTCGAGGGTCGCCCGCTGCTGTGAGTTCTGCAAAAGAACAATCGAAGTAGGAGAACCAGCAGTCCGTTTGTTCGGCAACGCCTTTCAAGGCGAAATGACAGGGTCTGTCTTCTTTCATAAGCTCTGCTACAAGCTGCATGGACAGGGCTATATCGCTGGCGAACTCGACGAGGATAACCCATACCATGCTTGAGGCAATCAGAACTGTCTTCGGGGCAGTGGCAACAAAAGACATCGTCCCGATCCTCACGCACATCCTGATCTATAATGGCCGTATGCAGGCCGGCGACGGGTGTGTAACGATTGACTGCAATTTTCCGAGCGACATCAAGCCTTGCGCTGTTCCTGGACAAAAGCTCCTGCAAGCGGTCAAGGGATGTGGCGATGAGCCGGGACTGTCCTTCACGGAGGGAGGAAAACTGGCTGTAAAGAAGGGTAAGTTCAAAGCCTACTTGTCAGTTCTTCCGATGGAGGACTTCCCGGTCGAAAAGCCCGACGCTGACAGGAACAAGGCCCCGGATGACTTTATCAAAGTGGTCCAGGATTTGAGGCCCTTCGTTTCAAAGGACGCATCCCGTCCGTGGTCAATGGGCATCTTGCTAAAGGACGGCTTCGCATACGCAACGAACAACATCATTCTAGTCCGCCAGCGAATTGACTGGTCAGGCCGCGACGTTATAATCCCGCTACGTGCTCTTGACGACTTGATAACGATGAAGGAGAACCCGCTCGCCATCGCGGGGACGGATGACTCAGTGACCTTCTTCTATCGCGACAGTACGTGGTTAAAGACTCAAGTGCTTCTGTCGCCTTGGCCTGACTTGGCGAAAATCCTCGGATCAGCAAAGCAGCCCGAAGACTATGTGCCACCTGGATTCCTGGACGACGTGATGAAAGTCAAGGCCTTTTGCTCCAACGTCAAGTTTCCACAGATAACCATTGGTGAAACTGTTGAGTCTGACGATGGTGGCGACAAAGCAATCGTCGACGGATACAACTTCCCGAAAGGCGTCTTCCACGCCGATCACCTCACCTTGGTTCTTCAAAGCGCAACAAAGATAGACTTCAGCAACTTCCCAGCGCCGTGCTCGTTCTCAAATGAACGCGGTCTGTTTGGCGTATTCGTCGGAGTCAAGTCGTAATGGCGCGGTCTGATGATCTGGGGATGTTTTGGCAGGACGAAAGTTCTATCAAGAATGGCCGTACTGTCATGAACCGTCCGATGCCCCCTATCCCAGATACAGGGTGGCGCCCTCCCGCATACTACCCTGACCTGTCAGCATCTCGTGTGATCTCAATCGACACCGAGACAAAAGACGTCGACTTGCGCACCAAGGGTCCAGGATTTAATCGGGGAGCGCACGTTGTCGGTGTGGCGATCGGAACGGACGATGGCTTTCGGGGCTACTGGCCGCTGAGGCATGAGGTCGGGGGAGGCAACATGGACCCCGAACAGTTCTTTGAGTGGCTGCATGACTCGTTGGTCGGGCGTGATGTTCCGATCGTTGGTGCAAACTTGCTGTACGACCTTGAAGCTCTTGCGAATGAAGGAGTCGATTGTGGGAACGGGCCTTTTTATGATGTGCAGAATGCTGAACCCCTGTTGGACGAGTACAAACGTTCTTACGCACTGGAGATCCTCGGGGCGCAGTATTTGGGTGAAGGTAAAACATCTGAGGCTCTCTATCGCTGGTGTGCCGCTGCTTACGGTGGTAATGTCGACAGCAAGCAAGCAGGGAACATCTACCGAGCGCCGGTATCTCTTGTGGGTCCTTACGCCGAAGGGGACGTTGATCTTCCGCTACGCATTTTTGCGAAACAGAAAGTAGAGCTCGAGAAGCAGGGCTTGTGGGAAGTGTTCGAGCTTGAGACCCGCCTTGTGCCCATGATGCTTGCCATGCGGCGAAGGGGCGTCAGGGTCGACGAAAACAGAGCGCAGGAGCTTGAGGACGAGCTTAACGTAAAGATCAAAGAGATCTCGAAAGGCTTGGGCGGGATCAGTATCAACGCAGCCCAGGAAATTGCTCGGCTCTGTGACAAAGAGGGTATCAAATACCCGATGACAGCAGCTTCGGCAAACTACCCGAAAGGCCAGCCGTCATTCCAGAAGGAGTGGTTGAAGGCTCACGATCATCCACTTATGCGTCAATTGTCGCAGGCAAGAACCTACGTCAAGTACCGTGACACATTCATCAAGAGTTACATTTATGAGAACTCCGTCAATGGAAGAATTCACTGCAAGTTCAATCAGCTCCGATCCGATGAATCAGGAACAGTATCTGGTCGGTTTAGTTCAAGTAATCCGAATCTCCAGAACATCCCAAAACGGAAGGAGGGCAAGTTCATGCGCTCCACCTATGTTCCTGACGATGGAGAACGCTGGGTGCGATTCGACTGGTCGCAGATTGAATTTCGACTCCTTGTAAATGCCGCGGCGACAGCGAACATAAGAGGCGCAAACATCGCTGTCGACATGTACAACAATGATCCGACGACTGACTTCCACGAGATGGTGAATGACCTCACGCACGTAGGTCGTGACGACTCAAAGACAATCAACTTCGGACTTGTGTATGGCATGGGCGTTCCGTTGCTGGCGAGGAACCTGGGCAAGTCAATCCAGGAAGCCCAAGCAATTATCGACACCTACTTCATGAAGGTTCCGTTCGTTAAAGGAACGTACGACCTTGCGTCCCGTACTGCAAAGAACAGGGGATTCATCCTCACCCTGCTCAAGCGCCGCGCAAGGTTCCCCGGCGGTGAATTCACGCACAAGGCATTGAACAGAGCTCTGCAGGGCGGTGCAGCGGACATCATGAAGCTGGCGATGGTAGACATTTGGGAGTCGGGTATCTGTGATGTCCTCGGAGCGCCGTTGCTTACTGTCCACGATGAGCTTGACTGGTCTGCACCAAAGACCCTTGAAGCAAACGAAGCTCTGATGGAGAGCAAGCACATCATGGAGAACTGCTTCAAGCTCAAGATTCCTTTGGTCGCTGAAATGGAACTTGGGTCCGACTGGGCGAGCTGTAAAGTGGGGAGTCTTGACTTATGAGCCAATCAAAACTAGCGAGCTTCGTTGAAGCTGTTGCAAATACTCTAATTGGAATGTTAATTGCGCTGCCTGCTCAAACACTCTATTTATGGGCAGCAGACGTTACCATATCTGCGAAGCAGAACGTAGGCTTGTTCGCTTTCATGACTGTCGTTTCGCTGGCGAGGAGCTTTGGCCTCCGGCGGTGGTTCAATGCAAGGCTTCATCTATTCATAAAGGAGTCATTTGATGAGAGTAGCGCAAGGGATTAACGTTACGTCCATGCTGCTGACCGACGAAGCTCGTTTCGCTCGTACCACCGGGCGGCCGGCGAAGTATCTTCGGATCAACAGCAAATGGTGGGATCACTTTCTTGAGGAGACTCCTTACGCAGCGTATTGCAACAGAAGTAGAATGACGTACTACAACAGCCAGATTGTCCTGGACCCTTCAATCGACAAATGGGAATTTACAAATGAAGATGCTCGTCGAACTTAACGCGATGGCCCGTACTGGGTTCTTTCCAAAGATCCGTCCTATTCCGTTCCTGGTGCATACCATGTACTCAGGCCTGAACCCTGCGACGGCTCGCGCCATTGTTTATGCTGGCGTACCCGGGTTTAACGCAGCCGGTCAGCGTATCAACTGACATTTCTTTTGCTCACCACGGGGCGCCATGCAAGCCATGAGCGCCCGATTTTGACCCCGCAATTCATGAAATTGAGGCGACTGAGATGGCTGAAATAGATTTCCGGCACAGGATCAGGGACAGGCTAAAGCCCGGCTTCGTCCAGCAAGTCGAGAACGCAGTTGGTCCAGGAACTCCGGATACCTACTATGCTTTCGAGGGCGTCAGCGGATGGCTTGAGTTGAAGTTCGGAAGGGAGATTCCGAAGCGTGACACGACAGCAGTGTTCAAGAGCCTTAATAGGGGCCTTGAACTAGAGCAGGAGAGCTGGATTTACCAGTGTGCGAGGAACGGCGGCAATGCTTGGGTGCTCGCTCAAATTGTGGACCGATATTTCCTTGTGCATGGAATGATCGCTCACGACTTCAACGTCATGACTTATCCACAATTCGAGCGATACGAGCTAGACTTAAAGCACCTTAAGGCAATTGTAAAATCTTATGCAGTTGCAGGGACAGGCGATAACCATGCTTCATGGAAATGCGAACCGCCTCATCCACATTCGCTTTGGTACAGTCAGGTCCGATATGCGTTTCGTCCATCGGCTGAAGGTATATTTCTCGAACGTCAAACCCTTCCGGTGGACGAGCGAGACGCACAGGCTTCCGATTAAGGTCCTGCGTGTTTAGCAATGGCAGGCCGTCGGCGGGGTCGCTGCATCCCGCCTTTATGATGTATTTGTAGGCGTCTGCTTGCGATACAATTGTCGGGTGCAGGTTGGCAGTTTTCGGCGACACAACAAGAGTGAAGTCCTCCTTGCCGTAAGGACCTTTAAACGGGTCAATGAGTTCCACGGTTCCCGCAGTTTCCACCTGGACCTTGAACCCGCGCTCCATCAAGTACCACGCCAGAGACTCGATTCGTTGTAGCAGGGGCTCCCCGCCAGTTATAACGATAAGGTCATTGTCCAGGGTTTCACAGCGGTCAATGACCTCCTCTCGTGCCATCGGGATTGACGTTTCAGTTGAAAAGTCAGTGTCGCAGAAGTGGCAGCGCAGGTTGCATCCCCCGAGTCTCACGAAGGTTGCTGGCAAACCTGCCAGCGGACCCTCCCCCTGAATCGTAGGGAAAATCTCTTTTACGAGATAGAAGCCAGTTGCAGCCTCGAGCTGCTTCATTACAGGGTTCTTGCCAAACATAGCGTAACCTCATGATTTAAAGGGTTTTGTCATGCTTGCTAGTGCGTCAGGCAGTTTTTCTAAACAGCGCCAGCGCTCACCACGCAAGCCACAAAAGCAAGAAAACCCGCCTTTTGAGCGGGTTCCCCTGTACAACGACCGAGAAGGAAGGATTACTTCTTCTTCTTGGTAACCGGTGCAGCGGCAGCAGCGTCGCCGGTTGCGGGAGCAGCGGCGGCCTTCTCGGCAGCAGCCTTGTCAGCTTCGGCTTTGTCAGCAGCGGCCTTCGCAGCCTTCTCGGCCTTGTCAGCAGCTTTCTTGGCGTCAGCTTCGGCCTTGGCAGCAGCCTTGTCGGCGACCTTCTTGGCCTTCGCATCTTCCTTGGCTTGTTCAGCAGCGGCCTTCTCGGCAGCGACTTGTTCCTTGGACACGATGGCGTAGTGGCCGGAAGGCAGGCGGTACAGTTCAATCGGCTCGCCCGGCTTGCAGTAGGTTGCCGAACGCAGATCGGACAGGGCCGTCTTGACGGAAACTTCGCTGCCGCCGGTCAGTTCAACGATTTCGGCGACGGTGTGCTTGGCGCCTTCGACGGCGAACAGATCACGGATCAGGGCCTTGACGCCCTTGGAACGAGCAGCTTTGGCGGTGACCGGCATTTCGTAGGCGGTCAGGACTTCGAAGGCACGTTCGAGTTTGTCAGCATCTTCGAGGGTTTCGACCTTGGCGTCCAGGCCGGCGATCAGCAGGCGGGTGGCTTCCGGCAGGGCGTCAAATTCCTCTTTGGTCTTGACCGGCTTGAGGTTGGCGTCGGCGGCGACCATTTCGAGCGCTTTCTTGCTGGTGCCGACGATATTGGCGACGACTGAGGACGAAGCAACAGCGATCATGCTGATAAGGAAAATCTTGTTCTTTGCCATGTTATAGTGCTCCATAAAAAGATTTACTGCAATTGGATCCCCGCCATACGTTTCGGCAGCCTTCTTGAAAGCTTCTACAATTTTGGGGAACAGGGGGTGAGACGGGACATAGCGCTCTTCCATCCTTGGCGGATGGAGATCAATTTCAAGCGTGGGCGCACGATGAATTGTGAAACTTCCGATACGAACAAAGTAGTGCCTCTCACGATCAACGAATGCGAACACGGTTATTTCCTTCCCTTCACGCTATGAATCAATTTTACAGGGCCGGGTGATCAGTGTCAATGGAATTCAAAGCTCACCTGCTCAGGGTACAGAATCTATTTAAGACGCCACTTGTTTGACGCGTCAAGAATTTCTTTGAATGAAACAAGCGCCTTTGTTCTCATCTCAGAACGGTTTGCGGACAACCACTCTTTAAGAACGTCGTTCGGAGTACGGGCAGCTATGTACAATCCCTTCGAGTCATCCTTGTACGATTTCGAAGAACTGACGACATCGTAAAAGGCCCCTCCGACGTAGACGGTATTCGTCATGCCCCGTTCAACCATCTCACGCATTTCGGTAGGGCTGCTGGCGATCAGGGCTCCCGGGTTATTTTTCCGGAACACCTTATAACACTCTTCTTTTATGATCTCAGGAGCGTTGTAACGCGCATACTCGACGTCGGGTACTTGATCGGAAAGCATCTCAGCCACCCGCTCCATATCGCCGACGTCATACCACATCTTGATAGTCGTGTCCTTCAAGTCCCACGAATCAACGGTCTGTCGATCACGCTCAAGCCGGATGAACTTCGGCAAGATGTTATACCCGAACTTGAGATCAGTTTCACAGACGAATAAATTCCCGACGTAAAGCAACCCTGGACGGTCCAGGAGGATGTCGCCGAACTTTGTCTTCTTCACCTGCCCGACATTGTCCTGCATCAGGAGACACGATGCAATAACTTTGTCCCTCAAGTCATCGTCAATTCCCCTTACGACGAAGGACAACCCTTTGTTGCCTCGATCGCTCGAGACGTGTTCATCAATAACAAGTACCTCCTCGCCGAACGTCCGTGACATCTTGAAACGGGGACGCCAAACGAAATCCCCGTTAAGCAACTCGACGTCGTAACCTTCACGCGTCAAAACAAGGAGAGCGATCTTGTAGCCCTCGCCAAAACTCCCGATCGCCGAATCGCTTTCTCGCTTGCTTGTTGCTCCGAGCAGGAGGGTTTGTGGCGTAAGGGACGAGAACTCAGAGCTGAGTCGAAGGAAGTGCCCTTGTTCATCAAACCCAAGTTCGTAGACAAACGGGGAGTCACTGTCAAGAGCGTTCTGAATCAGCTCCCGTATCCCATGAACAGCGGTCCAGCGGGACACGTAATTCTTCGTGAGGGAGAGTTCAAACGTCCTCCCGATAACGCTATCAAAGGCCTTCGATATCCTGGCTGGGAGCATCTCGTGATTCCTTTATAAGTTCCTGCGATTCTTCCCACGCATGTCTGCTCAAGGGAACGATGATTGCACCGCGGCTCTTTACCGCATGATCCGCGCAGGCATCGCACATGAGAACAACGTGATGGTAGATAAATTCGTCAAAGACAATGTGCTTCGCTGGACGACAGCATGTTACAGGGGCTTCACCAAAGCCGCGGACAGAGTCCTGGCAAACAAGTTTGTCCCAATCAATGTCCGCGACTGTTTTCATTTAGTGCTTTGGCACTGTCGGACACGACACGCCAAACCCCTCGATTTCTTGCAGCAGTTGTTCAACTGAAACCCCCTGTGAGATGAGAATGATTGCTGACAAGCAACCCGTGTAGAAGCTTGCTTCCGACATGGCCTCCTGTTCAGGCACATGGTCTACGTCGTCTCTATAGCGGTCCCACGAGTTACCGATAGTTGTCATTCTTCCACCCTTTGTTGTTGAAATACCATTTTACAACAGAACTTGCAAATCTTTCAAGCGCTGAACGCCCTCCAAGGTTATGTACATGACGGGATCTCGGCGAGCATATCCGCCATTTACAAATATAAGCCTTCTCTCATCTCTCAGCTTCGAGATAACAGAATCAACGCTGCGCTTCGATGTTACCATGATCTCGTCAAGACCACCCCCGGCGTCAAATAAGTCAAGCAGTTCGGTAGTCTCCTCTGGACTCCAGCGGGATCCCTTCTCGCCGGGCGCAGGGGAGGCCTTCTTGGGCGGCATCGTACCTGCGCCGCCAAGTGGCGTCCTACCCATTTTTCTTCTTCATCGAGTTATTGACTGCGATCCGCATGTACGGGTCGAGCCAATCTTGCTTGAGAAGCCACTGCTTATAGCTATAGGGCAAGTCGACGACTTGAGTACCGTCGTGCATGCCGAACGTGATGATGTCCGGGATCCGGCAGCGTTCAGACTCCTGCCACAGATCATCGATTGTGCGTATAGCAATGCCCTTGCCCTCCATGAGGTCCAGCAAGCGCAGGAGAACACTACGGCAATTTCTGACGTCCGCCAAAGCGCTGTGGGCGTCCTTCAACACCTCACGAGCTCCTGGACCATAGAACTCATACATCAGGGCGGACTGTTGGTGCGAGTCAGAGTCAGGGAGATGCTTTCGGGCGATCGCCAAGGTGCAGATACGCTTAACCTGCTTCCCGTTCTCATTGATGATGGGTACCCCGGGATCAAGGCCAATTGCTTCAAGATCGAAGTCGACCTTGTGGCCTATAACGTACTCGGTATCCCCAGGAAGTTGGAACTCATGCCACGGCGGGCAGTTGGCGACCTCACTGTCCAGGATGTGGTGTGTTGCCATTGCGCCGGTCGTGATCTTCATTTCCGGGTTGTAACGCTGGCAGAATTCGCGTTCAATGTCGTAGAAGCAGTTAAGCTCCAGGTATGCAGCTTCGATGATCCGGTAGGGCTGCTTCGCGCCCGTTGTCTCGGTATCGAAGATTACTACTTTTCCTAAGTTTTCCATGTCGGGTGTCCTGTAAATGTAACGGTTAAAGATATACGGCTTAGCCACGGTTGCGGATGGCTTTGAAGGCTTTCGGATTGACAAGAACAGCGCCTCTCGCCTCGAGGTTGAGGCCTTCGGCTCCGCTTATTGAGAATGTTGGATGGACGACGATTATGGCGCCCTTGCCAAGCCCCTTGAGACCGTGACCATCGCCGATGTAAGACCAACGGTCTGCATTTATATCCACTGCGCATTGGGAGGCAATTTGATTCGTAGCAGCAGCAATGAAGACTCTTGACGGACTTCCACCATAGTTCTTCACGAACGCGCTCGCTTGAGCGGCATTTCGCTCCACCTCGGTAAGGTTCGGAACAGAGCCGCTGACGCGTCCGGTGGTCGTGCCACTGATCGCGCCACTGATCTCAAGACTCTCGTCCTGGCAGCACATCGGAGGATTTTTGATTATCAGAACTGGTGAATCGATGATGCGGAGGACGCACACTCCGTCGATATTCACCCACACAACTTTCCCGTTCTCCGATAGACTGACCTCAACACCATGCTTCGGAGAGCAAATGTCAAGCATGCTCTCCATAAGCTGATCTGCGGACGGGGCGTTTAGGTACTTCATTTCGATTCCTTTCGTTGGCATGGGAGTAAGTCAGGGCAGCTACACTTCGCCATCGACGGCCAGTCTTTGTGAACGGGCCTTCCGTCAGCGTCTGCGCAATGGTGAAAACCCTCCTTAACCTCAGCATCACTGAGGGTCCAGAGGGCGTTCATGCACAGATCTGTGTAACGGCGTTTATTCACGGCTGGATGTGCTTCGTCCAGAGTTCGGTGCGCTCCGACAGCCTCGTGTTATAGAAGCTTTCAACGCAACGCCAGCCGGCACGACTCAGGACAGTCTTCTGCTTGTGGTTCCCAGCAGCGACAGTGCAGATTGCAAGGTCATAGCCGAGTTCGTTGAGAAGATCGATCTGATGCTGCTTGAGTTCATGGGACTTCTTTTTCCCGCGTGATTCCTCTTTAACAAAGAACCCATGACAGACGGCGATCTGCACTTGGGAAGGAAGACTGGTGACCTCATAAGCACCGGCATCCGTTGAGTGCCTACCCACGAGCAACCTCCTCGAGAACGGGGGCGACAGCCAGCTTCTTGGCCTTGGCCCAGCACTCCTTCGTCGTTCCCTCGACAGTGCCGACCTTCTTGAGATTGGCGTGCCACTCGACGCCGTGACCACTGCGATCCGTGGTCTGGCTCGGGACCAGTTGAACAAAGACGTTACACTTCATTTTCTTCTTCCTCCTCAAGTTTGGCCGCCTCGGACGAAACAGCCTTGATCCACTTCCACTCAAATGCTTTCCCACGAACTATCTTCCCGGGAGTCTTGCGTTTCAACACAAGCTTCCTCGGGAGCATTATCTCTGTAAGCGCGTTATGAGCCGCTGACGAGCTTCTGCCAGCGGCCAGACCAACAGCAGCAGTCGTCATCCACCCTTGATCAAGCATCGCCTTCTGATAGACGAACACTGAGTCAGGGAGCTTGTCGGGGACTTCTACCTTACTCTCCACATCGTCTTTTGGAACGAACTGTGAGTTGATATAGTCAGCAAACATAATGAAAAATCCTTAGTTTTTGGCTTGCGTGGCGTGCGCTGGCTGCGTTTCTTTTTGCTTGTTGATATGGTGACCGGCGTGCGCTAACCCGTCAGCTTGTGCGCTTGGCAAGAGTCCGAGCTCGCTCAAGCTTACGGGCACGCTTTTCCTGGGCCGCCCGGAGAAGCGCCTCATCATCGCGCATCCGAGCGCTTCGCTCAGTTGTCTGGTAGATGTGGATATTCATGTCTTTCCCGTAAGCTGCGTCGCGCACCTTTGTAAGAAGTGGATCAAACATCTTCTCGGTAGGTTTGAATTTCTTCCGTGCCATGATTTCCCTAACTTGCAAAGATGCGGATTACTGCAACAGTGAGGCCCGCCCAGGCTGCGAGCTCTGCAGCTTTGAAGAACCATTGATTGATGGTGTGAATCGCCCGGCGGTTCATTGCGGCAGGTCCACAGATTCGAGGAGCTCGATCGCTTTCGAGAACTCTTCACGGAACAGGGGATGAATGTTCGGGTGCGCTGCCACTGGACGAGCTTCGCAAAGGATTTGATCGATGTACGCTTTGCCAGCGCGGCGACCGGGCAGGGCGGCATACTTCACCAGAACTGCTTGACCGTCGTGGAGTGCGTAGCAGTTTTGGATAACCTCGCGAACGTGGTCCAGGATTTCAAGGCGGGGAACCGCTTCGTCGTACAGGGCGGGATGAACTGCGACAGAAGCGTTGATATCCTTCACGAGATCATCAACGAGTATTTCCATTCCGACCAAAGCGACAATCGCTGAGGTGCATCCGTTAAGCTGTGCTTCCATTTTAATCTCCTTAGATTTGGAAAGCGTTAGAATCATTGTTTTGGCGTTAAAGATCACCCGCCAACTTCCTCAGTCCATTTACCAGATACTTCGCCGAATTTGCGACGAGCTTTATGGAGGGCAAGAACCACCTGGAACACTGAACTTCGCTCCTCATTCGTGAGGAAGCTCGAATTCTCGCAAATCTTGAACAGGGTGTCAAGCTCATGCGATGTAGCTGTGAGTTCGAGTTCGGTGTAGCGCATCACGTTCATCCACCCGAAGATGAACCCTCCCGGCTGACTCGCTTGCTTGCAAACGAAATCATAGTGTGCGTCGCTCATGCGCTTGATGAGAACTACGATCTCGGGCGGGAGCTTGAACAGATAAGCAGGGCGCGCACAAATTGTGACCTTCATCTTTGGATCTCCGCTCATAAAAGCTTGCTTGACTCGCTGACCCTCAGCAGTCCTTACAGGGATGTTCTGGTAGCTGGGCGAGTTATTTACTGACCTGCCTGTTGGCATCTCAATATCTCCGAAAAGGGCCAGGTTGTTTTCATTTTACGACCCATAACAACCTGGAAGAAAAGTCGATCAGCAGGAGTGTCCTACGCGGCCATCAGAAGGGCTTTATCCCAAGCCTTCTGCTTCATGGCCGCCGTCTCACCGAACTGCGCTTTATCGAAACGTCCGTCGTTGGTGCGGTGCCCGGTGTGGTAGTCATAGAACTCGGTCGTCGCATTGACCAGACCCCACAACGTGCCCTTCGACGACTTGTAATCACTGCCCCGGCCTTCGCCAGAGTACAGACCATGCACGACCTTCATCAGCTTGGCAGCAGCAGCCGGCTGATCTTCAATCGCCAGTTGCGGGTCGCCAAACACGTCGATCAACCACTGAACTTCCTCGGCGCGATTCAGCTTGCGGTCAGCCAAGGTCTTGACCTCTTCAATATACATGTCCCACGAATTCGCTGCCAGACCGAGTTCCGCCTTGACTTTCATGCCGTCAAAGATGGTACTGTGCGGGATGCTGAGGCGCGGACGGGTGGTGTCCTTGGACTGCACGGCGAAGCGGAGCGTATTGTTGCACACGACGCGGACGCTGGTGAATTGCGCAACAGTCGCCATGGAACCATCACAGGCAGTAGACAGCAGCAGGAAACCACGCATTTCATCTTGATCCTTGATGATTGCTGATTTGCCAATTTCAGCCAGTGCCCAGAACTTCTTGCCACCGAACAGGACGCCGGCGGTAGACATTGCAAAGCCGCCCGACATGATCAAGTCACGATAGAACTCAAGCACTTCCTCGGGCTGGACGATCTGGTACTTGTCAGAGACAACAGCCAAACCGGCGCCGGTGTCGCTGCGGTACAGGACTTTCTTTTCGGGGAACTTTGCGCGGGGATCTTCTTCACGCAGGCCCAGGACTTCATTGTGGTACTCGACCACGGACGTCTGGATGCTCCAGTCCATGCCTGCCTGCTTCTTCCAGGTTTCAAGCGGGGCATCAGCATCCATCGACTGACCCAGACCGTGCCACGGAACGTCGCCGACGAAAGCCATGTTTGCGCGGCCGTTTGAAAAATCTAATTCGTGTGCCATGATGGAACTCCTTTAATTTCGTTGGACACTGCACATGCAGTAGTTATATTATATGGCAGAAATAAAATCTATGTTGCGAATCCGTAGTCCTTACTTGGGAATTTTGGCTCTTTCAAGATCTTTTTGCGCTTGGCGCTTGCGCTGGTCTTCTTCATACTCTTCTCGAGCCTTTTGATCCATGATCTTGAAGTGGTAGATGAGAGCTTTGAGGTCGGAAAGATTGACAGTAACCCGGCCGTTACGGATGCCCTTGTAACGATCGGAGTTGATGTCCTCCTCGATGCGGGTAAGGAAGGTGCTCATAGGAGTTTGTCCCAGCCCACAGCTTTTGATACCGCCGACGTCATGCCGCCAAGCTCCTTGAAGCGGTTATAGAAGTGGATGTGGTAGTGCTTGCTGAGATCGAAATACTCGTGACCCGGTTCGGCGAAACGGTAGAGCCGAGCCATCTCAAGGTGAGTCATCTTGTTGATCTCAGCAACTTTCTCGTCCATCCAGCAGTCGTCACGTTCAGCTTGATTTAGCGGATTCCCGGGATGAAGACACGAGCCACAGGGCGGAGAGTTGTGGCAAGAGCAGTTACCGTCGGAGCCATAGGTTTCTTCAAACATCTCACGTTCTTTTTCGCCGGCTGGCGTCAGGGTGCGTTCAGACATGGCGGACACCCGGCAATGGCGACTCAGCGACAACATCCGCGGGCTTAAACACGATCGGGGCGGACAACTCGCAGAAATCTAGCGCCCTGCGACGGCTCACTGATCGCTTCAAAAGCTCGTCATACTTACCCTGGATGATACCCATCCACTCGTATGCAGCGACTCGTTCCACAGGCATGTCGATACGTTCTTTCAGGAGGCGCGAACGCCGGACCTCATTGGCATGATTCGCCTTCCAGTGTTCGACGTCCCGATTCGCTCTGTCAAGTTCGATGCGAGCAACAGCCAGCGTTGTGAGAAGATCTCGCTCGCTATCAGAAGACGGGAGAGGACTGTGCTTTGGCTTTGTAAGCTGCTTCGCCCTGATCTTCTCGAGGTGCGTCCAAACCCGTGAAAGCTCAGTCTCCGCACACTCTTGATCGTTGATGTCGTGTGCGTTACAAAGAGCAGCAAGAGTCAAAGCAACCCCACCAACTTCCTGCTTCTTATCGCCGACCGGACGGTTGAAGACATAGTCGACAAGCTGGTGCGCTTCCGAAGCAGTACAGTCGCAAGCTTGCGCGAGCTCAAGCGCTTCTTCGACGAAGCGGTGGTTACGCTCAACCTTGTCACAAGAGATTTCCTTGCCGAAGCAAGCGACAGTCCACATCGCGACGCGAGCTTGAAACGTGTCCTTGAATAATGCGTACATTTTACTCTCCCTTAAGGTTGTAGAGACGCGTGAAGAACATGTGGTAGTCACTGACGACGTTCATGCACGAGTCGTCAATCAGAACAATCATACTCGCGAAAGTTCCTGGACTGACGCCGTTCTGGTTGGATTCAACATAGTCCAGGGAGGGCTTCGAGGGTCCGTGCATAAGGTTGGCGAGGGCTTCCGCTTCGCAACGAGCCCAAACACCATACCCCCACTTCCCTGTCCGCTTGAACAGGTCGGCATGGAGCCAGACGAACCCTTTGTCCCAGTCTGCCATGATCTGCCGATGATCCGGACAGTTTGGCATCCAGAAGAGGTCTGTGCCTTTCTTTTCCTCAGCCATTGAGAAGCCCCCACCAGAAGGCAGCATTGGCAGCAGTAACAAGAGCTGCGGCGATTCCGACCAGCCAGAGTACAGCCTTGCTCGGCTCGTTATCAATAACATTATCGTCAGACATCACATTCTCCAGAGCGATTCGGACATCTCAGTGAGATCATCCTTGAGGTTGCTAATGGCCTCGTCTTGCGTGGAACCGAAGCCGCCGGCGAAGTTATCCTGGAACTTGTCATGGAACGGGTTGTGATGAATTGCCTTCAACTGCTTTTCCGTCATCATTGGCGAGCCCAGGAATGCCACACCACATTTCGCTTCGTACATGTTGGTGTCGGAATGGAACTTGGTGTGGACGTCCGTGGTAAGTGAGATGCCCATGTGGCTGGAGTGGGTGATGCTCGGCTTCTTGACAGAGCACTCCACCTTGTCCGTTTCGTTGAGCTTCTGCGAAGTCATACCCGCCGAAGCGATGAACTGCCGACGGCGATGGCAGAGCTTGCACTCGAACGTGTGTGTCCATTCGTTCGGACTTACGGGTTTGTATTCATGACTCATTTCTACGCCCTCCCTAGATAGACGCGCTTGTAATACTGGTTTGTGTAAGTGTCAAAGAACACCCTGTTTGCTTGATACAGCTTGCCCAGGGTTGATCCCCTTGAGCGGCCCATCTCAGCAGCTATGGCGTCAATTTCCATTCCGCTGTCAAAGAGCGCAACGACGTTACGCCGCATCTCCTCTGTCCACTCGGCACCATAGTTATTGGGCGCACTCATTCGCCCTTCCCTCTCCGTGATGTTAGTTTCGGTACGATACGAATCGTCCTTGCCCAGGACTCTGAGGTACAACGATCGATCGTCTCCTGAGTGACAAACAGCCGCAAAGCCGTGGTGGACAGTCTCTTCCGCATGCCGTAGCTGAGGCGAACATCCTTCACTGTTCCTAAGGCTCTTGAAGGTCCCTTGTAAGACTCAACAAGATTTTTCTGTTGAAGACGCAACTCACTGATCTGCGCCGAAAGGGCGATGAACTCGTCAGCGAAACTCATTTCTTCTCCCTCTTCCTGTTATGACGCTTGACAATATAGAGCGGTTTGCGCAGCGCTTGAGCTATCTCAATAAGTGAGAATCGCTCTTTGAGCATCCCCTCCAACTCCTCCGCATCCTTCCTGGACCAACTGGTTTTCATGCTACTCCCTGCCATTAAGGGTGACGGTACGCAGTCACTTCTTTCTTTGCGTCCTCCCACTGTTTAGCTTCTGCCATGTACGTAACAGCCGCGACACGATCCGCTTCAAGGCCATGCTTGACAAACTCCACAGCTTTCATGGCGACGAGTTCTTCGCATTTAAGCTGACGATCAGAAAATACTCGCACGAGATGATTGCGATAAGCTGTGATCGCTGCCCACACTTGATTTTCTTCTGCCATTTCTTTTCTCCTGTAATTGACCACAATTCAATTATGGCTGCGATTCGGGCTCTGTTGCAACAGAATTCATGAGGTCCAGGGTTTGACGTTGAACATGTCGTTTCCGGCGCAGTAATCTACTTCAAGATCTGCATCGCAGGTTGGGCAAGAGACCTTGTGGTTCGTCTCCGTGCCAAGCAATCGCCCAGACTCAATGCGGTTGCAGAGCTCGTCAATCACTGGGCTCTGGTGGCGACGGCTGTCAAGCTCAGTCATAAGCTCTTCGTCGGTGAGGTTTGAGAATCGTGTATGCGCCATTAGAGTTGCACCGGCTCGGGGCCACTGAGGACCTCAACCTTAAAGATTGCGCCGCCAGAATACTGGGCAATGGAGAACAAACCCATCCAGTCCCATGCTTCGATGATCTCAACAGTCGCTTGACCAGACGATGAGATACGATGTACCTTGAACTTCGTCATTTCAATTACTCCTTTGGGATACTTTACTAACGACTACATCGCGCCAAGAGAAATCTCCGGGCGCATGCTGATCGATCAGCGGCTTCTCAATCTTGCCACTTCCAAAGAACATAGCGCAGTTGCCGATCTTAATCCCATTAACCACGACGTTTGTCGCCACACCATAGAATCCAGGTTTGTGGGAATTCTTCCTTGTGATGCGATCAATGACACGTTGAAGGCGCATCTTGTTATTGAACAGCATCCGCTTCGACCGCCGTCCCATCAGTGTCTCGCCTTCCCACTAACGGCTGCATCGTAAGCAACTAACTCAGACGCCGCCGACGGTGTCACAAGGCGGAACTCCATACTGTCGTAGTGCCCATGAGTGAGAAGCACGTTGTCCTCACGAGTGTCAAAGTCCTCGACAGCCGGGGTTGTTATCATCAAGCAGGTCCGCCCCGTGTCCTTGAGATACTGTGCCAGCATCAGGGCAGCAATCTTCTGCCAGTGACCGTCCACCTGCTGCATCATGGCGCTGTCTGGATTAAGGATGTTGTTCTTCATTTTATGAGCCTTTCCGCATCTCTTAACTGCTCAGTTAAACCCCGGACTTGTTCCGCAAGCGCAGCATTCTCAACACGCCGAGCCTCACACTGCTGCCATGCCGATGCAGCGTCAGCTTCGTAAAACTCTTTCGACTTGAGGGCAGTCATTAACTGATCGTGCAGGGGACTTGCGCTGACGACACCTTGCGCACGGCACCTCATGAAACCGCGCAGCCAAGCGATGCACTCAGCCCAGGACTCGACGCTCCCTATGGGGTTGTGCGACGCGGGCTCGCTCGACAGCTTAATGCCAATTAAGTCGCCTGATCCTGAGAAGTAAAAACCCAGTTCAGCAGCAAGTTCGTCTGCTTTCTCAATCATGAGACGGTCCATCCATGCTGAGTTCATTCAACGTCTCCCAGGGTTTCAGCAATGCGCGAGAACGTTACCATCTGATCCCGCGTATAACCGAGTTTGTTGTCGTTCAACGGACCGCCGATGCAGTAGATGTGCAACCGAGCTTTACGGATGCGCTCTTTCAGGTCAGCATTCTCGTCCCGAAGTTCCATTAGTTGCAACGACTGTCGAGCGATGCACTCGTCCTTAGTCATCATGTTGATGCTGTCACGACAACGGTGTGCATGTTCATGACCCGCTTGTACGACTTCAGAGGAGGCAGTTTCCCGTCCTCAAGCCAGACGAGCTGTCCGCCGTCCGTAAGCCATCCTACGAGTTTAACCTCCTGGAAAGCGACATCCGGCGGTTTGACGCGATAGACAAACTTGCTCCAGTCCCACAACGGGGTGGAAGCAGAGCTCCACGCGTCGTCGCCGCGTGAGGCGTATTCGATCTCCGCACCGTCCCGATACGCTTGCATCACGTCAATCATCTTTTCGAGTATGTCAAAGGGCCTCATGACAGCACCTTTTCTTCAGCAATGGACGAAGGAACTGCCTTCAAAGCCTTGTCCAAGCGGATAATCCGCGCTTTATTGAACTGAACGACAGAAGTCGCATAGTCCAGAGAGGTTTGCGCACCAAGCAGAGCCATTTCAGCCTCTGCCAGCTCGCGGCTGATTGTTTCCTTCAATGAAGGCTTGCGGAAAAGCGATTTGATGAATTGCATGGTCCCTCCCTTGTAAATGATGCTTTTAACACTGAAAATCTGGTGCTACTGGCTTGCGTGGTGCGTGCTGGCGGCGTTTAGGTAACGCTGGCTATGCACTAGCCGGCACGTCAAAACCTGCCAAAGCGCTGATTGTCGACTCAAAGACGTTCTGCCCCTTGCTGTACTGCGGTATGTAGAGCCTCGCATGATTGTGAAGCAGGACCAGGGCGGCTACCAAGGGAGCATCGTGCTCTGCCAGCCAAACAAGCGGGTTAGCTTCAAGAGCCTCAACAGCAGTCTTGATCTCATCAAGCTGGGTGGTCTCGTTCTGGCGCCCTGCTATCCGCTCAATCGCAAACCACATCAGAGCGTTCTGTGCATGGATCTTGCTTACTTCTGGCACGGACTTACTGAACGAGTGGACGCATCCCGGAGCAGTGGCAGGGTTCATCTTCCATTCAGGGTGGTAGAACAATTCTGCAAGCTCCGTCTCCGTAAGCTTGAGTTCGTTCCCCGCGTCAGTGAGAATGCAAGCGAAGTATCTGCCATCCCGCACCTCAACCGACATCACAACAGCATTCCCCATCCGGCGGCCGTCCTTTGTGCAAAGCTGCGCACCAAGCTCCATCCACTGGCTCGCGATGCCCGTGGCCCACGCAGGATGCGGCAGTCTGTCAAAGATATCCGCGTCAATCAAGACATCGTCCTTGATCAAGCCCCAATCCTCAAGTTCCTGGGCAAACTGCTTCATCTGATTGTTGTAGTCCTCAAGAAGAAAGAAACAATCGTAATGGTTCATGTAATTGGCGTAAGCTTCTTTGACGGTTTTAAGACCGCAACCTCCGCCGATCATCAGCATCTGTGTTACATCCGGCCTAAGATCAGACATTACTCGACTCCCTGTGATGGAAACAACTTGATTGACAAACGCCTCCACGGCTTAAAACGCCAGTATTCGCCGGACAAGTGGCACCAGCGAACAACCAACCTGCCGATTTGGGCTTCGTACGCTGTTGCGCCTTTCAGGAAGATCGGGAGACTAGACATTACTCGATTCCTTTATCATGTGATAGGGTATCCGGGCAGTGCTTCCGACGACATAGACGCCTCGAAGTCCAACCCGCTCCACAACTGCTCTGTACGTTCTTCTTGTGGTTGGAGGGCATCCGCACCACACTACAATCGCGTCCCCAGGAAAAATGTCACGCGCTCTAGGGCGGTAGGTGACAACCCGGTCGTCCAGGACTTCAACAGCGCCCACCACATGTTTCGCCTCCCACATCCCGCGAGAGACATTGAATCCCTCGCTCATTCCCTGTACTCCCAGTCTAGATCATGCACAGGGGTTTGCAGGCGGACCTTCGGCCTAGGCAGGCGCTTCTCCGATCTCTTTGCAACAACAACCGCAGGCGGCTTCTTCTCTTTGTACTCGTCTGTGACCATCTTCATGACCCGAATGCGCTTTGCCAGTTGCGGCCAGTCCGGCCTCTTCTGATACGAGCCATACAAAATCACCCGCGACAATGCGCCATGCTTGCGCAGTGTCAATTCCGCCCGAACATACGCCCACACCTTGATGTCGTATGAATTCACGACCTCCCAACATTCTTGAAGCGTCCCTGCGAGTATTAACAGGGCTGGCAAGTCATCACCTCTAATCACAGAGGAACGACTCGCATAATCAGTAGCCCGAATCCTGGACATCAGTCACCCTTCAACGAATCAATGTTTTCCTGGAGCTTACCCGCGATGCCCAGGAGCTTTGTGCGCATTGGTCCTTCCTGGTGAAGGTTTGCCAAGATCATAAGATCCGCTTTGCTTCTGACAAGGGAGTGATAAATCTTCTTCCTTGCGCGTTCAAGAATAACAGGGCTCATTTGTAGCTCCTTGGTTTCCGTGGAGCGACTTCCGGCGTGCGGTACATGTACGTACGAGCTCGCTTATCGCCCCGTAACGAAATGCGCAAATACCCCAGACGCTCGCGTATTGCGTTATATGCCAGCAGGTGCCAAACAGCGGCTCCGATGGCATTGCGCGAAACGTCGGGGAGATGTGCGTTCAACCGTTCCTGACTCATTGGCCCGTAGGCGCGAAGGACGGTTTCCACTTGATGTGTGACGGTGAGGCTCTTTCCGTTATCTTTGCCTGCCATGATCCTATTTCCCTTCGTTATGTAGTCCATCAAGCACTGAATCGTCAAGCTGCTTCCTGTTGCGATTTGCCGGTTTGGGGTGCGCCCGATTCGGCACGTTCGTCCCCTTGTCAGCCTTAAACTCAGGCTTCTTTCTTTTCCCCGCCGGCACAGGGTTGGTCGCTGCTGCTTCGATAAGCTCAGGGGTCAGTCCAGGGACAAGCTCTTGCAGCGTTTCCTTCTTATTCTGTGGCGACGGCGGCTTGGCAGCTACCAGTTCCACATTGCGATATTCCGACGGTGGCAAGAAGCGAAAAGCAATCTCACCTCCGGGACGCTTGACACGCTCTGTCAAGAATACCCCCTCCCGTCCGGCATACTTCACAGAGCGCAGATCACTCAGCATCGTGCGAACATTAACTTCCGATTTCTTGGTAAGCGTCGAAAGTTCGCCGATCGTGTAATCCGGCAGCGTGCCATCGTCACTGTAAGTCCCCAATACCCGGCGAATCTCATCTTTGGCGCTCCTACCTGTTCCCTGCCCTTTGCGAAAACAGTTAGCCCCCAACCGCGAAAGTATATCGTCCATCACTAGTCCTTATCGTTAAAAGAAAGTCCACACATCTTCTCTTTAATCCCGATGCGCAGCGCTATGTTAATAATGCGCTGCACAGGAACTCCCGTCTTTTCGCGGATCTTAACCGTATCCTCGTAAATCCGGCGGTTGATCGCAACCCGCTTCCCCATAGGCCTTCTCCACAGACCATTAACCTCATGGGCGTCGCCCGGGTGGAACTCAGGGCGGGCATACACTTTGTCCAGGATGTGACTGACCATGTGCGTGATCGTAACGCCAGACGAATTCTTTGCGTCCGCGAACACGTCATAAAGGTCCGCCTCAATGGCGAGTGATATGGGGTAGTTGCTCACTTGATTTCTCCAAGGGATGAACCAAAAGGCATCCCCGCTTGAAGTTCGGCCAGGCCATGAACGACGCATTTTGCAGCAATGCGGTTCTGGGGCATCCCTGAAAGACTGCTTATGGTCCTCAAAGCGTCGACAACTTCCGTTTTGATTGTAACGGAACGATGCTCATGATAAAGACCCATTGGCTCCTTCATTTGAACAAGAGCAGCAATGATTCTGTCATCCTTAAGAAAAGCATCAAGAACCCGTTCGACGAAACGGCTGAGGAACATGCCCTCATCTTTCAGCTTATTAAGGATAACGATGGTCTCGTATTTCAGGGGGACCATGATAGTTGTTCGCGACAATTGAGACTCCTTTCAATGAAACGGAACATAACATTTTGTTACTATCAATACAATACATGCATTAAAACAGTATGTCAAATGAAAAAATGATCGTGAATAAAAAAAGCTGAAATTATACGCGTTTGGCATGGTGATATTGAATTGGCATAAAAAGGGGATCACGTTACACATAGCGAAGCACTTAACGGCACACATTTAATAACAAACAGTCGCAATTTTTACAGCCGGAGAACGCAAGCAAACCTAATAATGGTATAAAACTTTTCTATGAATGCTATACCATTTGGGTCATTCATGACATCTACCGTTATAAACGCCGTGTAAAAAAAATACGCGAAATCTGCCGGTTTTTTGATGGATTTTGATTGGGTCGTGGGTTTTTGCGTTACATGAGACCAATAATGTTATAAAACTTGTTTAGAAATTGGAGCCGTTAAGGCCAGAATTGTATGATATAAATTACGTTTAAAATCAACGCTGTCGATGCGTGGGGTATTGGTTACGGGGTAAATATCTCATGACAGGTGCGTATGCAGATGTGCTGGCGGTAACACTGGCGGTAGCTGGCGGTAATTAGATGGAAAAGTGGGTTGCCGACTTGGTCCAGGGTAAAATGACGTGTATACGCACAAAAAATGAAGTGAGTCGGGCAAAATTTAAAATATTTTTTTTGTAGATTTTTTTTGCTATGTAAAATGAATGAGGGAAATAACGGATTTTTTGAAAAGTTCAATAGAATCAATGGCTTATGAGGCAGGTTTATGACTAACATTTTACAAATTTCCCTCATTGAGAATTAAAAAAATTTCTGGTCACGGAGTAAGTGGGTCTAATGTGAGAAGTCAATGAAATCAATGGGTTAGTGATTTAGAAGGGGTTTTTGACAGAGGATTATGTTGTCATTTTTGCGTGACGTTGGCATTAGGCAAATGCGGAAAAATAGTGGGTCTAGGGCGGTTTTTGGCGGGGTTTCCTGGACATTAGGGTTGGGGGTTTGGGGCTGGTGTATGGGGGCCGGCGGTTGTGGGCCGGCGGTTGCTTTGTATGTCTATTTGCGCCAGCTTGAGGAGCAATAAGCTGTCGTGTGTAAGGGTAAAGATCGATTTTAAAGAACAAAGAAAAAGAGCACATATCAGTAAAGCACCCTGGATTAGACTGTAGTTCCTGGACTACGGTTATTTTGGTCTAAAACGCCGGTTTTGCTGAAATCAGTATCTTTTCATGGAATTTTGTGTGACTGTTCCTATACTCCCAAGGAATCCCAGAATGGATCCCTCCCAACCGCCAGATGGCGACTAGCAGTACGACCATCCGTTGCAGACAGTCGTAACTAGAGGCATCCAGGACAAACCCAAGATGCCTCTAGTGTCTTAAGACTTGAAGACGCCTCTGACCAACGATATGATCTTGTCCTCGTAGCCGATGATTCCGTTCCACGTCAGCCATGCAGTCACAACGTCAGTCTTGTCGTAAATGTAAGCATTCGTGTTCTCTTCCATGAACTCCTTGATGTCTGACTGAATGTTCTCAGGCAGCGTGGCAATGACAGCAACCATTTCTTCAGATATATGTGCCATGATGAGATTCCTATAGAAAGATGATCAATTAACTACAATTACAGTTTATAAACGATTCTGGCTCCACCGCAACAGAAATCAAACGTGCCATATACAAGCGCGTCAAAACAGCCAGCGCAACGCACTATAATCCTGCACTGTACGCTTGCATAGCAAGCGCTGGCGGCGTTTAGACTATGCCAGCAATGCAAGCGCCAGCAAGCCAAAACCTACCCCACCACAGCGCGTTAAACGCAGCTCCACTCTAAGGTTAGGATTCGCACCAAAGTAGTGCATTTTACATAACTTCAGTTATGCGTAGTCGCGATGCGATTTGCACCAACATGGTGCGTCCTATAGATTTGCCGGTTTAACTGCAAGTCTAGTCTCTTTAAGATATTTTGTGTGACTGTTCCTATAGTGGGACTATCTTAGGTTCAGGAGCATCCAACTCTTAGATTGAGGCCCAGATGCGACCCAAGACTGTGGATATCTTCTCCGGGAGACTGCCTGTGGATAAAGATATCCACAACTGGTCGTATCTACAGGAAAGCAAGAGGCGTGCCAGAAATCATCTTGTGGATGAAATATATTGTTTGATACGAGCGCCCTCCTGCATTATATTGATAGTGCGCAAACCGCGCTAATACTGGGGGTTTAACCATGAAAAGCAAAAATGACGTATGGCTGAAAACAGCCAATTTCCAACAGCTTGACGCCATATATACTGCCCTGGGTGGGTGGCATGAAAGCACAATAACCCGGGACGAGTTATATGATATGGTGCGTCGCGTCCCGCTCACTGACAACAGCCACCCCGCATATTATGCCCGGGTTGGTGCCATGCCCCGCCCCCGCCACGGTACGCACGATCATATTTGCTACTGGTCAGTAGTGACCGCGGTACGTATGGCATGCCAGTAACATAAACCGCTCATGGCATGGTCCTTGCATGGGTGCCAATAAACGTCAAATCCTGACGTAAAATGTCACCCTATGCAAGCACCGTGCCAGCATGTGTGGATTTCATAAGTCATTGATTTTAAACGTAAATCAAACATGTTGAGTACCTGGCACGCCTAATGCTTATACATAGTTGCCAACCTGGCACATTGAAACTAACCAAGGAGTATGTATCATGAAAAACGCATCCAACAAGTCCGCTGCCGCAGCCGTCAAGCCTGACCACAAAGCAGCAAACAAGACCATCGCAGCGCTTGTCGCTGCCCCGTCCGTCGCTGACATTGGCAGCGCTACTGTCCGCGCTGTCATTGGCGCAAAGCAGCATATCCGCAACCTGCTGTCTGCTGATGGTGCGTCCTACTCGCTTGCTGAATTGTGCAAGCAGTCCGGGAAGTCCGAAGTGAATGTTCGCACCATGCTGTCTGACCTGCGTTCGCCAAAGTACGCTGGCAAGCAAGGCGTCTTCATGACCATCTCAACGCGTGGCACTGATGGTGTTACGCGCTACTCCAAGGCGCCTGCTGCCCCCGCCCCTGTCGCCAAGTAGCATCGCGCCAAACTAGCCAGCGCCTCATCCGCGCTGGCTTTTTCATGTACGTTCTATTAGTATATGATGATATAATGATTGGAGGGTCGGCGGTTGGGCGATGGGTAGGGCCCGCCGTACATGGCACACAGCTCTCCATGGTGCGATGCAGCACGCCCTAGGGGCTTAGGCCTCCCTCGCACCCGACCGGCAAATTTCAACCTTAGACCCACAAACGCCGTAACCCAGTTACGCTCTAATCTATAACGACCGCCGGATATCGAAGCCCGACCGCCCAAATCACAGACGCCAAACCGCCAGCCGACGACGCTGAACTATTCTAACACCTCTGCCCCATGTCGTGATAAACTTGCCATATCACCTATAACCTGAGATTCATCATGGCCCTCCGATTAATTGTTCCGCTCGATGAGGAAATGATCCCACGCCTCCTTCCGGGGGAAATGATTGCAGGGTCAAGACCCAATGTCCGCGAGAACGAAAGAGAAAAATCACCGGGTTTTCAGGCATCCGAGTTTCAGGCACGACAAGTAGGCGAGTTACTCGCCCTGGGCCTTCCGGTCGAGAAGATTTCACAGATCTTGAAGGTGACCCCGGTCCTACTCCAGTTTTACTACGCCCAAGAATTTGAGACAGCAGAAGCTCTAGTCAATGCCAAGGTGGCGAAAGTTGCCCTGGACATGGCTTTGTCGGGTAGGAACCCGGAGATGACGCAATTCTGGCTGAAATCGCGAGCCGGTTGGTGCGAAAAGAATCGTCTCGAGATCACAGGGGCGGACGGCGGGCCTATTGAGATCACACAGGCTCGCGAGGGCTTGATGAAATTGGTTCTCGATCATGAGGAAACGGAGCAACTGGCGCCGGCGGCTGCGCAGAATCTCCTGACCAAACGAAATTCGGCGGTGTTCGAGGGTTCATTAGTCGAAGATGTGATCCCAGAGGAGTCGGGATCATCCGATGATAGCTGAAAAGGAGGTGACCCCGTCTGGAGAAGGTGACAGTGGGGCTTGTCAAGGCTCCACAAGTACCTCGACACGACCAACCCTCGCCTTGTCGCCGGCCGAAAGGTTCTGGCGACTTCCTCAAGCCCAGCAGAAAGCTGCTATTGGAAGGCTTTCTGACGAACAGGTAGTTGCATTACAGCACGATTGGGACTGGTTCGCCCGTCCGCAGCAGGTGACACCGGCGGGGAATTGGCGGGTATGGCTGATTCTCGCCGGTCGAGGCTTCGGAAAGACCAGATGTGGGGCGGAACAGGTCAGGAAGTGGGTTAAGAAGTTCCCGATCGTGAATTTGATCGGTGCAACAGCTTCGGATGCTCGGGATATTATGATTGAAGGGGAGTCTGGAATCCTCGCAATCTGCCCAAAATGGGAACGTCCTACATATATAGCATCAAAAAGGCAGTTGTCGTGGCCGAATGGCGCGAAATCGCTAGTTTTTACCGCAGACGAGCCGGAGCGCCTGCGAGGCAAGCAGTCGATGAAACTCTGGGCCGACGAATTGGGCTCATGGCGGTACGATGACTCGTGGGATCAGGCGATGTTCGGCCTGCGACTCGGGTCAAATCCGCAGGCTGTGGTTACAACGACGCCGAGACCGACGAAACTGGTCAAGACGCTCGTAGCATCGGCGTCGACGCATGTTACTCGCGGGTCGACGTATGACAACAGATCGAACTTGGCAGCAGCGTTCTTTGAAGAGATTATCAAGAAGTACGAAGGGACGCGACTCGGACGTCAAGAACTTATGGCAGAGCTCCTCATGGACAATCCAGGAGCTTTGTGGCATCAGGGGGTTATCGACGATCTGCGTAGAGACAGAGCGCCAACCCTCAAGAGGATTGTGACAGCGATCGATCCGTCGGTCGCAAAATTCGGTGAAAAGGATGAATGTGGAATTGTCGTCGCATCAGAAGGGCTTGACGGACACTATTACGTGCAGGACGACCTCTCGGGGAATATGTCACCAGATGCTTGGGCGCGGAAGGCAGTTGATCAAGGACACAAGAAGCATATGGGGGATCGGATTGTCGCTGAGATCAATAACGGGGGAGCCCTTGTCGAGGCTGTCCTCCGCACAATCGATCCTAACATACCGTACTTCCCGGTACATGCCTCACGAGGAAAGAGAACACGTGCAGAACCTATTGCGGCGCTGTACGAACAAGGAAGAGTCCACCACGTAGGGATGCTCCCTAAGTTGGAAGATGAGATGTGCAACTGGGATCCATCAGTGGACCCAGATTCACCGAACCGGATGGACGCACTCGTCTGGGCATTGTCGTCGTTGATAGACCCGTCGATCTCAAGCGGGTTCGCATTCGGAGGAGTTCGGACATGAGTGATCCAGTGGATCTCGGAGATGGCTTCTCGATGCGCTATTTCGGATGGCATCCAGACAGAGCGTTGAACCCGCAGTACGATCACATCCCAAATATTGAGAAGGCGGGCGTTACGCTCTACTTCGAGGAGATGTGCTTCGGCGCTGTGTATTTCGACACCCCCGAAAATCGCTTGGCGTTCCCGTACCAATCGTTCTGGAAAGTCATCCAGGAAGAACCATTAACACTCAACCCGAGTATCCTTGACCCAGTGTCGACGATTCACGGTTTTATCACGAACGGAAAGTGGGTCCGAGCATGAACGTTCTACAAAGATTGGGATACAAAGCGTCCATGCTGATCGCCGGAGCTATCGCAAGACGCGAAAGCAACGTCTATCCGAGGATCTTCTCACTTTTTAACAAGAACCAGCCGCTCCAGAAGTTTGGAACCCTGGACCTTCGCCGCCTTTCCCGAACCGTGTATGCTCGTCGAGCGATCAACACGATCAAGGATCCGATCAAGCAGATGTCCTGGGACATTCGTCCGAAAAAGGACGTAAAGATGAACTCGGAGATTCGCCGCCAGATCGCCGCTGCGACTGCGGTGTTCGAGCGTCCGAACCCAGCGGACACGTTCATGTCGTTCGTCGAGCAGATCCTCGAGGACTATCTTGCGGTAAGCGGAGGGTGCTACGAGCAACAGCCGCAGACGGATAAGAATCGTCCCCTGATGATGTGGCCCGTCGATGCACAGTCCATTCAGATGTATCCCGACTGGCGGGGTGATCAGCTCGGAGCGCGCTACGCTCAGTCAGTGTCGGGTCTCGGAGGAAGCGACGCAGGGACCACAAGGTTCTCGGACATGGAA